CTGGCGCGAGGCGGGCTGAGTGGTCGTTCCGCGAAGTCCGTGGGATTCCGCACGAGCCCGCGCAGGTACGCGGCCCCAGAAATGAAAAACCCCAACCGAGAAGGGTTGGGGTTTCGTTATTGGTGGTGGATGGGCTACCTGCTACAAACCGTTGCTTCCAAGAAGGTTTATGACGCCTTATTGGGTGTGGTAACCGCTTGAGAAGCAAACGTAAAACTGCGTACTCTCAACCATGATCGCTTGCCTGGGAGCCGCCATGGCAGCCACTCAATTCGATTCCACCATCCGGAATCGACCCCGCGCCCCGCAACTTGCTATTCCTGCCCCCAAGAGCCTTCATGAACCTCCGTGAACACACATGAGGAGATAGACATGGAAATCCGGCATTTGACCCAACGCGAAGGTAGTGTCCCCGGAAGTGGTGTAAATCTTTGCGGTGGCTAGGTAGCCACCGTGGGTCTCCGTAAACTGGAGGTTACGACACCTTCACCAGAGACGGAGAGCACCTCGATGACCGAAGATAGGATGGCATTGATTCGATTGGCTGAGAAGTATGCGGACGGGGATTTGCTGCGTGAGCTGGGACAGCTTGTGTTGCAGCGGCTGATGGAGGCGGAGGCCGAATCGCGCTGTGGCGCGGGTCTGCATGAGCGCAGCCCGGGGCGTGTGAATCACCGCAATGGCTACCGCGCGCGGACGCTGGAAACGCGTCTGGGGACTTTGGATCTGAAGATTCCGAAGCTGCGCTCGGGTAGCTACTTTCCGAGCTTCCTGGAGCCGCGCAAGGCCTCGGAGCAGGCACTGGTGGCCGTGGTCCAGGAGGCCTACGTGAAAGGGATCTCGACGCGCAAGGTCGATGATCTGGTGCAGGCGTTGGGGATGACGGGAATCTCGAAGAGCCAAGTATCGCGGCTGTGCGCAGAACTCGATGAGCGGGTCGAGGCGTTCCTGAGTCGCGAGATCCGCGGCCAGTGGCCTTACCTGTGGCTGGATGCGACCTACGTGAAGTCGCGCGAGCGGGGCTCGGTGGAGAGCCAGGCTGTGGTCGTGGCGGTCGCTGTGAACGCCGAGGGGCGGCGCGAGACGCTGGGTATGGCAGTGGGTCCGGCCGAGACGGAGGCCTTCTGGACGGACTTCCTGCGCGGCCTGATGCGGCGGGGTCTGTCCGGAGTGCGGCTGGTGATCTCGGATGCGCACGAAGGCCTGAAGCAGGCGATCGCCAAGGTCATCGGTGCGACTTGGCAGCGCTGCCGGGAGCACTTCATGCGCAACGCCCTGGCCCACGTGCCGCGGCGCCAGCACCAGATGGTCGCCGCGGTGATCCGCACGGCCTTCGTACAGGAGGATCAGGCGCAGGCAAGGGCTCAATGGCGGGAGACGTCAGACAAGCTGCGCGAACGCTTTCCGAAACTATCGGCGCTGATGGACGGGGCCGAAGACGACGTGCTGGCCTTCATGGGCTTTCCGAAGGAACACTGGCCGCAATTGGCCTCGACCAACCCGCTGGAACGGCTGAACAAGGAGATCAAGCGCCGCTCGCGGGTCATTGGGATCTTCCCGAACAACGCTGCGATCGTGCGCCTGGTCGGCACGCTGCTCGCCGAGCAGACGGATGAATGGCAGGTGACCCGCCGCTACATGAGCCAGGAAAGCCTAGCTCGGGTCATCATCCCGGACAACGCTCAGGCACAGCCGTTGCTCGAAGACCAGCAGGCGGCTTGAGAGGATGAGACTGGAGACCCGGACTTACACCACTTGACGGGACACTACCAATCTTCATCTCAGGCATCCACCAGTAGCCAGCCGCCGCCACGGAAAACCGAAAGGATTACGAGGGGTTACACATTAGCCGCCAAGGTGGAAATTTGACAAACGGGCGTTACAATGCTCCAGGAGCCCTCCAAGGTACGCTTGCCATCTGGTAGAGCAAGCGAGTAACTCCTACCTTTTCAATATCCTGTCCTTGCTTCCAGATCGGGGCCGTGTCGGTTTTTGCGGACCAGCGAGGGCCTCCGAGTGGGGGTGGCGGAGTTCGGTGGGAGGTTACCACACAGGAAATTGCTCTGACTATCCGCTTACCACCGCCCACAAATCCCACCCAGATACCGCCACGGCAGCCCCTTGATAACTCAGGCCCATGAAGCGTTCATAGCGGAAACACAGCACAGGAGCGCAGACATGGCCGAAGAACTGCTCACCCAGAAACAGCTGGCTCGCCGGTGGGCCCTGAGCGAACGCACCCTGGAACGCTGGCGCTGCATCGGAAAAGGCCCGACCTACGTCAAGCTAGGCCACCACGTGCGTTATAGGCTGACGGATATCAAAGCCTATGAGCAGGAGATGCTTGTACAGCGGTCGGAGCAGGTAGGCGTTCGCACGTAAGAAGGGAATTGGCCCTCAGATGGAATCAATACTTGTTCGTGTATTCTGCTTGACAATTTTGTACTATGGTGCAATATATTGACCCACATCGACGTGTCTGCGTCTGGAGCTGTGATAGACCTATGAAACCAGCACTTACAGTACAGCAGGTAGCTGACCTACTCAGCGTTAATGAGCGAACCGTCTATCGGATGGTGTTAAAGGGGGATCTGCCCGGCTTCCGTGTGGCTGGAAGCTGGAGGTTCCTAGTCGAAGACATTGAGGCGTGGATCGACCAGCAGAAGGTCGCTGCAAGGTCTGGCAGCACCGGAGATGTTGAGCAAAAGGAGGGGGTGTGATCAGACACCTAGCCTCCAATCCAGTTCAAACGACGTGCGATTCGGCCAAACTTGTAGCCAAGAAAACGGTACTTGCCCCAGTCGCTGAAGTACTCATTAACACTGTGCACATCCGGATCGGCTATACCGAGGTGCTTAGCGCAGTAGGTCCTCACCTTAGAATCAATAGGAATCCTAGAGTAGTCGCCTCTCAACACCGCGATATGGTCTACGGCGTAGGGGCCCAAGCCGCGGACTTCTCGCAGCCGTTGAAGCTCAATGGCTTCGAGATCGCACTCAAGAGCGATTCTTGCGACAGCGATAATCGTACTTGCCCGGTACCCGACCGAAGCTTCACGTCTCAGTCTATCTTCTCCCAGCCGCATGATCTCAGACGGCAGGGGAAACGCGCCTACCTCAGAAAGGCCGACCAGACGCCGGACCATCCGCTGCGTATTCTGCCAAGAGGTGTTGATCGTGCAGATGGTCTTCACAATGTCCTCAAAGGCTGTACTTCCGCGGAGCATACGCCCACCACCCGCTTCGACAATAGAGGCTACCCGGCTATCACACTGTTTGGCTACCAGTGCAGCTTCGGCCGCATTCCACTCAAGCATGAGCACCCGTCGAACGCATTGTTCAACCTCAGCAGGTGGGGCCGAGTCAGAGACAACCACCTCGAGGGCTTGTGGATCCGCTTGAGTGACCGTCAACACGCAGCTGGAATTTCCCAGCCGTACTGGCCATCGAAGAGCCTGCGGCTCATCGAGCCATTGGAACGGATCCAGGTTAATCCACCCGTGCGCTCGGCAGGTCATCCGCAGGTCAAACTTGGTGTTCAGCTCAATCAACACGTTGGCGCCCTCGCCCTAGAAGACAGATGCCAACCAAGAGCTTACCGTTTCGGAGGCACACCATGAAGCACCTACAGCACATTGAGGCTAGCGGTGCGGAACTCCCAGAGTCCTTCGTTGTTAAGGCCACAGGGCGTTACTACACACCCGTCTCTGTTGCGTCTCAGATGTCAGAGGCCGCCATCTCGGCATGGACCCGCCAAATTGAACCGAATGCCGAGATTCGGCTCATTGATCCTTTTGGAGGTGATGGACGCCTTGCAATTGAGTTCATTCGCAAGTGGATTGGCTCCAATTACCCATCGGTACGTTGGCGCGTAACTCTGTGGGACTTGAACGAGGAGGGGCTCGCTGAGGCTGATTCCAAACTCCGCGTCTTCCAAGAAGAAACGGGACTCGATATCCTGTGGGAACTGGTTGCTGGTGACTCTTTCCACCTTGCCATAGCAACAGATCAGACCTTCGATGTCGTGATTTCGAACCCGCCGTGGGAGCTCCTGAAACCAGATCGGCGTGATCTAAAGCCGCTCTCTTGCGAGCTGGCAGAGTCGTACGTGGATGCCATGCGCGAGTACGATAGCTTCCTATCCAAGGCGTATCCCACATCCCAACCAACAAGGAAGTTCGCAGGCTGGGGAACTAATCTGTCCCGAGTAGGGTTTGACGTATGCCGAGCGATCCTCGCCCAAAACGGGATCATGGCCATCGTCATGCCAGCCTCCTTCATGGCCGACGACCTCTCACTCGCTTTACGAAAAGAAGTTCTGGAACGCTTTACCGTACATGAGATTGCATATTTCCCAGCCGAGGCAAAGCTGTACGGAAGTGCTGACGTCTCCACTATTACCATAGTGCTCGAGCCCCGCCGCATTAACGGCGTTGCTCCTGTGCTTACGCGTTTCGACAAGGATCTGAAAGTATCCTCACGCCGTGCAATGAAGATTAGTCGCTCCTTCTTGAAGGAGGCCGGGTTCGTCATCCCGGTTTCAGTCGGCGGGGATGCACTCGCTGTGCTGCGACGACTTACTGCCAATTTTCCTGCCTGGTCTGAGCTTGAGGGTCCAGGGGTAACCTCACTATGGGCAGGGCGAGAGGTAGACGAAACTGGTAGCAGAAGCTGGCTCTCAGCGGATGCAGATGGGCCGCTTTTCATCAAGGGTCGAATGATTGATCGTTTCGCCTTACGTGAGTCTCCTTCCGAGAGGATTGGAAAGCCCGGGTGGTCGCCCCCACCATCGGTTGAGTTCGTGCGGATAGCGTGGCGCGATGTATCTCGACCCAACCAGAAGCGCCGTGTCATCGCTACTCTAATCCCGCCAGGAATTGCAGCAGGCAATTCCCTCGGAGTCGCTTACTTCCAAGATGACGATCAGGTGGCACTACGGGCACTTCTCGGAGTAATGTCTTCTTTGGTATTTGAATTTCAACTGCGTAGCCATCTGGCTACAGGACATGTCTCCCTCTCTTCGTTGAGGAAGGTTCGCGTGCCGCCGAGAACCCAGCTTGATTTGCTGACTGCGGTTGCAAATGAGGTCGATCTCCTACTTGCAAATCCGATGCGCAGCCAGGCGCGTCTCGAAGCTCTAGTAGCACACCAAGCCTACGGGCTTACAGAACAGGAACTCCGGACAGTAATGGACACATTCGGAAAGCTGTCGAGTGAAGAGCGTGAGGCCATTCTATGTGAATACAAGAAATTGAGTGCCTCAGAGAAAGCGGAGAAGCACGACTTCTACTTGAATCGAGATAAAACTAGCATCGAAATCCCTAATCACTTTTCAGCCCGCCTCAGTAAACTGGACATGCAAATGGTCGAGGCTGTGCCTGAAGGAGGCAACTGGAAGGACATTCCGGAGTCGATTCCGTCCAAGCGCCTTAAACAGATTCGAGAAAGTTTCAAGCGGGGTGAAGGTAGCCGCTCCACATATTATGGGCGTCTACGCGCAGATATGCCTTCCTATACCATCAACACCTACTTCAATCGTCCGGGTAATGGTTGTCACATCCATCCATTTCAGAACCGAGTTCTATCGCAACGTGAGGCCGCGCGACTGCAAAGCTTTCCTGATTGGTTTCGCTTCGTTGGTCCGCAGGGTATTGTTAACAAGCAAATTGGAAACGCTGTCCCCCCGCTCCTCGCATACCAAATTGCGATCCAGCTCGGCACACCTGGCGTCTTCGTTGACCTCTTTTCAGGAGCTGGAGGCCTCGGGCTCGGCTTTACTTGGGCTGGCTGGCAGCCCCTTGTCGCTAACGATATCGAGCCACGGTTCCTAGAAACATACCGCCTTAACGTTCACGACAGTGTTGTATTGGGAAGTATTACCGATCCCGCAGTTCGAGAAGAGATCGTCTCACGTGCACGGGAGCTGCGCATGTTACACCCGCATAAACCATTCTGGATTCTCGGAGGGCCGCCTTGTCAGGGGTTCTCAACAGCGGGCCACAAGCGTTCGATGGAGGACGAGCGAAATCACCTGTTTTGGGATTACTGCAAGGTGCTTGAAGAACTTCGACCTGATGGATTCGTGTTCGAGAATGTTACAGGCCTTCTCAATATGCAGAAGGGGAAAGTCTTTGAGATGGTGAAAGAAGCATTCAAGTCAATCATGCCCAGAGTCGACGGATGGTTGCTCTCCGCCGAAGAGTTCGCGGTTCCTCAGCGCAGGAAGCGAGTTTTCCTGATCGGCACTGCTGACCCTGACCGAGAGGTAACTCCTCCTGAGAGCCTGACGAGCTGCACGACCAACGGCGAGCTTTTCAGTGCAAACGAGGATGCGATTTCTGTGAGCGAGGCCATTGCGGACCTTCCAGCCTTAGAGCCTGGCCAAGATGGCTCCCATCTGCCGTATGCTTCACCACCGCAGACGACCTATCAGGCATTTATGCGTGGCTTAATTGGCCCTGCCGAGTTCCTGGAAAGTGTCCGCAAGAGGGAGCGCATATGGCGCGGACGCTGACTTCAAGGGCGCTGAAAATATAATGTTACGAAGATTCTACTCGTTATCAATCTCTTCGAATGTTGTTCGCACATATCGATCGCTCTCCCACATCTCCGACAGAACGGAGGCCACACCAGACATGGCCCTTACCAGATGTTCTTTGGCCTCTATAAAGACGTCAACCTCATGTAACCCGGGAATTTTGCTGGAGAGTTCTCTCAGCTTCTGCTCTCCAGCCTTCGCATCCGACTCGGCCAGCGCTTCTTTGAGTGCTGAATCCAGCTCACCCACGGTTCCACGACCACGTTTTAGAGCATCCAACGCTGACTCAAGGTGGCCTCGCACTTGGCGCGTAACAACGACCGGGATGATTGACGCATGCCGGTTCTCCTTCTCGCCATATGCCCGGAGCGCTTCGAACCCGATTCGCAACCTCCGCGCTTTTTGCTCTGCAGCGTACTTTGTGCCTCTAGGGGTGTGGATGATCTCGTCGAACACAGGAACGTAACCTTCCACCCTTAGATTCTTAAACTCAACATTGTAGTTTGCGCGGTCAAGACCGAGCAACGAGGCAAGGAATGTCAGATGACCAGCATGGTACACTTCAACCAGCATGTGCATTGCAACACGCTGGTTATCCCGAAGTACTTTCGACAACCGCAAAGCGAGTTCCTCGCTACTAACCGATGTCTTTCGGAGATCCCAGAGGGCCTTTGCATACCATGAAGCCACCTGTGCCCCGGAAGCCTCCTCTTCGATCAGGTCAGTTACATCTTGGAGGGTCATTCGATTGTTTTTCGCCGAGTTGGCCGATCGACTTAACAAGCGAAAGTACGGTCGATGGCAAAACCCTAACGAAAGAGGCCCGATGTGATCTGCTGTAGGTGGACCATTTCCACCATCTGCGCACGGCTCGTCTCGCATGCATGCAGAGATCAACCCCATCATGCGGTCTGCCGCAATCCAGTCGCCGTCAGACCAGTACTCAAACACGCGCCGATCAGTCATATATGAGCGCATATTTGCATCATGCCGCCCCCTGTCGGCCTTCTTCCGACAACACAGATTGAATGAGTGGAATCCGTCAAATCGGTCAGGAGCATTGGACATTGCCCCCGGACTCAGTAACGATGGTTCAGCCGGGATGTACTCGTCCTCCAACCACGAAATCCAGCTATCGACATCAGTTAGGTTTGAGGGAGGAACGATATCACGTGTTTGCAGGAGCGTTCGAAACTTCGATAACTCCTCAACGCCGTACTGGTCAGCGACACGCTGAACTAGATCGGTAATGGGTTCCAAAGGGTCAAACTCAAAGCTCCGCCCGAAGGCCTTGATTAGGCGGGCCTTAAGGTGCCCATTCGGATAAGCGTATGCAATACGCATTACCCGTCCACATCGTTTGCACGGCTTCTCCCCCGTAGGGTGAATCCGCTTAGCGACCGTACTGATCCATTGATCAGTCTCTGGGTCGACGCCAATACTGAGGGCTTTATTACGCCACCAGTCACGGCGTCGTTGGTGCGTGTACTGGTACTGCCCACTCTTGCGGTTTGATGGAGCCTCCCACTGAATCTTTCCATCGTCCTTTATGGCGTCCGGCATGCCTGCGTAGACGGGGTGTGTCACCATCTCCACCATGTATGCCACGAAGTCCGGGTGCCACGACTGCCCCTTACTTCCGTAGGCGCTAGGATCATCAATGATCTCTGAATTTTGAACCACTATGCCTCCGCACATTCGAGCCAGCTAGTCGTCGATGTGCAGAGGCTATCACGATTAGCTCCATTTGAACAGGTTCGCCAAATCGCGACATGATAGGACTGGCTTGCCACTAGCTAGCCGAGAGGGGTTTCGTATCCTAACCTCCACTGGTGGGTGATCCGAAGACGCATCGTACCTGTGGTCCAAAGACGAGCAGTCACGTGGGCACCCTCGCGCCGCGACAGGTGCAGCCGTCGTGTGAGAATATCTGATCGATTCTGCAAGTCGCCGTCTTTGTAGTCCTTTTAGTTTCTTTCCTCTCGCCCACACCCACCGCATGAACTCCCGCGGCACCTGGGCATGCTCCTCCCGGTTCACCTTCCGCCGCAACGTGGACCGCTGAAGCGCGCCAGTACCCAGGTTGAATGTAAAGGACACCAGAGCATCGAATTGACCGTCGGCAAGGGGCACGTTAATCAGCCGTAGGACACCCTGTTCGGCCCAACGCACATCCCGTTGAAGTAGATCCTCGGCTTCCTGTTCGTCGATCCCGTTTGCAAACCGATCTCGCTCATCGTCGCGAACCATGTGTCCATAACCGATGGTGGGATAACCCGCCGGACAGATGTAGATCGTAGGGCTGAACCCCTCGAACCGCTTGATGAGGTCCAGCCCCTCCTGAGTGATGTGGCGCATGTCACTTCCCCCGCGCCCTTGCCAAGGCCCGCTGGCCGAACCAAAAGCTCATGACAGCCGCGAACAGGGCCTGGGTTTCTGGATCCCAGATCTGCGGCAGAGCCTGGATGATGCTGAGCCCCTGCTCGTTGACCAGCACGTACAGCGCGGCTGTCTTGACGGTGGTGAACAGCAGGAAGAAGGCGTAGGTGATCACTGGGCGCACCGAGGCACGCAGGCCGTCCACCCATTTGACGCCGGAGAGCCGGCTATCGTGGCGATAGAGAGCCTTGCTCTCGGCAATGTCCGCCTCGACGGCAATCTCCTCCAGGCGCTGGGTGTGACCCAGCCGCATCTGCTCCATCTGGCGGTCGAGGATGGCCAGTTCGTGCTTACGGTCCTGGTGGTCCTGCCAGAGCCTGAGCAGGTCGGGAAAGGCGCTGGAGATGAATCCCAGCAGGCTGCCAAGTAGCGTCAGCATGGTCACTGTCCCCCAAAGATTTTCAGTTTGATGGCGGCGCCGGCCATCAGCGCCAGGATGAGGCCGGTGGTGGTGATGCGGATCAGGGTCTGCCAGGCGGTGTGCTTGGCGGTGTTGTAGGCCTCGAGCAGACCGCGCAGCTCGCGGATGTCGCTGGCGGCGTCCTCGCCGTCGAGGCCGACGTCGGCCAGGGCCCGCCTGGCGCCTCGCTCGGCGGCCTGCTCGAGCAGCTTCTCGAACTCCTCGCGCGGCATGACGACCATGCCGTCTCGCATGTTGGGTGGGGTCATTCGTGGGTTCCAATAGCGACGAACCCGCCACGAGGGCGGGTCCGATGATGCGAATGGGAAATGGATCAGATACTAATGCCTGGGCTCCAGCCCGCGGCCTTGTAGGCCGAGAGCAGGTCTTCGTCCTCGACGTAGCAGAGCCAGCCGATCTTCGGGGCGTGGAATTCCCAGGTCCCTGCGATCCGGACGGCAATCTCGCCGTCACGCCCCGCCCAGGCGCCGGTCGCCCCGGCCGCCACGATGTAGCGGTCGCCGTCGACCGGGGTGGCCGGCGGCGCAGTCAGGGACCGGCTCTTGACCGACAGGCCGACCACGGCGCCGAGGCGCTTGAGGTTGGCGTCCATGCCGGTGTGCCAGTTGTTTTCGCCTTGCAGCCAACCGTAGGTCAGACCGAGGTTGGGGTCGATGTTCGCCATCAGATGCCTCCGTAGTATTGGCCGTAGCGCAGGCCATATCCCGCGCGTTCGAACTGAATCACCTGTTTCTGCCAGCTGACGTGCCCGTCCCGGCTGGCCTCGATTTCCACCTTGAGGTTGGCGTTGACTCGGCCAATCCCGGAGTCGGTTGCCTCCTGGGCGAGCGGCCAGGTGTAGCCGTTTCCGGTGAGTCCCGACTCCGTTCGTACCAGTGCGCCGTTTTCGTTGTAGATCCGGACGGTGGTGGTCTGGTTGAGTTCGGGGGTGATCGCCCCTTCCGTCTGCCGGACGAGGTAGGCGGTCTGGGACTGCCGGTTGCGAGTGGCCCAGGTAATGGCGATCTCCCCCGCCACCGCGGCGGGATAGGATCGCCCGTTGATCCGGACGTTGCCCGGGCAGTAGGGCCGTATGAATCGCTTGTCGAGCCTCAGGCTCATCTCGGTGGCCGCGGCCTCGGGCAGAGTGCCGCGCGCGGTGCGGGTGAGCAGCTTCACCCGGACGGTTTCACCGGCGACGTATTCGGGCGTGACGTAGTGCCGGAAGCCGTCCACGAACCAGATCCGGCTGCCGGGCGGGTGCGATACGGGCACGGTGTCCAGTATGCCGCGTTCCAGGGTCACCGTCCGGGCGGCGAGGTCGAGCCCTGACACCTGCACCCATTCGCCGTTGACCAGCGCAAGCCCGCCAGGGGTGACGTCTTCGATGCCGATGCCGGCGGTGAAACTCACCGTCGCCTGGGCCGCCGACTGCGCCAATGCATCGACGAGCGTCGCCGTGGGCGCGAAGATGCCGAACCCCTTGTCCTCGAACGCGCCCGAGACCCGGGCCAGGGCCTTGTAGCCGAAGGCATCGGATGAGGGTCGGGCGCCCAGCGTGGCCACCAGCCCGTCCAGGTCGTCGATGTCGGAAAGCAGGCTCTGGGACTCGCCGGTGAAGTCCTTGACCACCAGCCAGTAAGGCACCTCGAATAGCGTCTGTTGCGGGCACGGCGCCGGCAGACTGGTGGGCTCCGTCCACCCCGACGGCGGTGGCGCGGAGTAGACCGACTGCGGCAGGCCGAAGATGTCCTGCACGCACTCTACCCGCACGGCCCCACGGGTCAGCTCGCCGTAGCTGATGCGCACCACCCGCATGGGCATGGCATCAATGCCGTAGGGCGGCCAGGAGAGCTTGATCACGTCGCCGATGCTGAGGCTCGCGGCCGCGCGGTTGGCGACGAAGGTGCACTTGGCCAGCGGCGTGGAAAGCTGCCGCAGCTCCCGCATGGCGACCTTGTTGGCCAGGTCCGCGCGGCTGATGCCCGGATAGTTCACGGTGGTGGCCACCACCCCGCCGTTCAGCTGCACCGCGGCGAGGTCCTGGACGGTGACGGACGTATCCTTGTCGGTGACGCCGTCCCGGTAGACGACGGTCACCTGGTTGGTGATCTCGCCCCAGGAAGGTCGCGTGAACTCCTCCATCTTCAGGATGTTCGAGAAACCGAAGACCGGCAGCGTGGCCGGATCGTAGTCGTCCCGGGCGAGCTTCAGGGTGAAGAGCCCCGTCTGGGGATGGACATAAAGCAGCCCGTCCACGTGTTCGAGCACCGACAGCACGAACCGCTCGATGGACTCCTCCCGGCTCCACAGCAGCGACAGGCCAAAACCTTCCGCGTGCAACGTATCGGCAGCGGCCCGGAAGCTGGCTTCATCGATGTCGCTTTCCGGATACCCCATGCCCCACTGGTCGTTCGTGAGGCACTCGCGGATGATGTGCGCCGGATTGGCGTCTCCCGAGATCTCGGCCTTTGCCGGATACCACTGGCGCGGCACGCGCCTGGCCCGCACCGACCAGGGCTTGATGTAGGGATTCATGGCGGCCACCCACACCCGGCGCAGTACCAGCGACAGGATGCCGCGGAAGGCCGGGATGTCGGGCCCGAGGTGCTGCTGGAGATAGGCGTTCCGACCCTGGGCCGGCTCGCCCATCATGATGTCCACCCGGCCCTGGACGCCGCCCTCGCGTTCCTCTCCGCCGAATAGATTGGGATTGTCGATGGTGATCGACTGGCTGGCGGTGATGTTTCCCGACCAGGCCACGCGCTCCCCTACGCGTATCTCGGTGATCGCGTCCACCGGACCGTGGCAGAGCGCGAGGTGCGCCCCGAGGCCGTACCAGTAGCCGACCGTGTATTCCCGGCTGCCCTTGCCGCCACCGCTCACGAAGATTCCTCCGCCTCGCGCTCGGCAAGATCGGCCACCCGGATCGCCATGGCGTCACCGGTGGCGCGCAGCCAGTCCGCTGGCACGCCACGCTCAACGAACTCCGCCCAGGTGTGGCTGCGCCCTTCGAACCAGCGCCGCATCCCCCTGGCGCAGTAGCCCAAGGCCCGGGCGTGCTCCAGCCGCGCCATCACCCCCGCCTCTATCGGTTCCGCTTGAGCACTGACGCCGCGGTGTCGGCGGGTGGCGGCATTCGCGGACGTGCGCATCCCCGCTGCGCGGGGCCCCTGCTTACTGCTCATGCCGCTACCCTTTCTTCCCTCCGGAGGATTTGCGGATCGGCCGCACCTGGATATCGCCGTACCAGACCACGTTGGGCCCCGCGATCACCCGCGTGCCGAACAGCACCGGGATGGGGGCGTCCTGAGAGGCGATGGGAACCTCCTGGTTGCCGATCTGGCCGGGTTTCGCGTCCTGCACCTTGGGCCTAGGGGCAAGCAAGGCCGAGAGGACGGTGGTGACGACCCAGGTGATGATGAAATTCCACACGATCCTGTCCTCACACGATGGCGTCCCCCGAGAAGGGGTTTTTCACGGGGATGAAGGGAAATCCACCGAAGTTGTCGAGATTGTTGAAGCGGTTTTTGCAGTGGTCGGTGGTGTGATCGCACCCGGCGTAGAGCTGGACCGGGTCGCCCGCCGCCAGGGCCGGCAGTGGCGCAGCCAGGGTGAGGTCGATGCCGACGTGCGCCACGATCATCCGGCTGCCCTGGGCAGTGGCGAGCATCCCGCCGACGAAGTAGCCATCCGGCTTGCCGGCCGCGGCGGCCACCTGTACGGATGCGCCGGTGACCGCGGACACGCTGCCATCCACCCGAAAGCTGTCCCGCAGCGCGCCGCAACCGCTGTCGTAGAGAACATGGCGGCAGAGCAATTGGTAGCGCGCCCGCAAGCCCGGCCGCTTCAGGCTGGTGGCGATGGGCTCGCATTGCAGGGCCATGGTGGAGCCGGACAGCCTGCTGCCGGTGACCCGTCCCTTCCAATAGGTGATGAACTCGCTGTCCCCCACATGGCGCCGGTAGAGGGTGATGCTGACCACCCCTTCCGGCGGCGCCGCGATGAACAGCTGGGCCAGCGGCAGGTCCCGTGGAATCCGCACCTCGAGACTTCCCCGGGAAAGCTCGGTGGCCTGTTCCAGGGTACCGCGTTCGATGGCGGCGGGCCGGTAGGTTTCCGAAAGGTAGTCCACCGGCGCCTGGGCCGAGGTATAGAGCCAGCGGCTCGTCCCCTGGACGAAACGGTAGAGCTCCTCCGGCTGCCCGTCGTGGGGCGAGGTTTCTCGGGTCAGATAGGTCATGAGGGTAAGGTCCTCGTAGCCAGCAACACCCGGGCGACGCGGTCGGTCTCCCAATGGATCTCCACCGCGTCCTGGTCGAGCCTCGAGAGCTCCAGCCAGCTGACGCGGATGAAGTGCGAGGGCTCAAGCGTCACCCCGAGCGCAGCGTCCAGCGAGATCAGCTCCTCGTCCTCCGAGAGATCAAAGGCCCCCGTGACGCGCCGGTAGAAGGTGCCCGATGTGGTGACGATCTCGATATCGCGCCGGATGGGGTCGGCGTTAATGAAGCGGGCGTAGCCGGTGTTTTCCACCACCAGCCCCGCGTCGGTGGCCGCCACGGTGCGGGTGACATGGATGTCGGACTCGAAGGTGGGCAGCCAGCAGGGGTTGGCGCGGCCGGCCCGGGCCGCGAGCCACCCGCGGAAGGCCGTAACCTGCGGCCTGTCGGTCAGCAACCACTCGAGCCTGCGCCCGATCTTCGGTTTGCCCGACTCGTCATCGAACACCGGCAGCCCGGTTCGGTTGTCGATGACCGCCAGTTTCCGGGCCCAGGTGTCCTCCGGATCCAATGCGCGGTTGGGCGACCAGTCGAACACGCGGTAGCCCTGATAGGCGGGGCCGTAGTCCACTTCAGGCGGCGCGCTCAGGTCCTCCACCTGAAAGCGGCAGCGGCCCCGGGCCAGGGTGTCGGTGGGTCGTTCCACCTTCACTTCGCCTTCGAGCCGGACGAGCCGCGCGGGATAGACCCGCGTGCCGGCAGGCCACGCGCTGCCCAGCGGCAGCTTGAGCGTCAGCACGTCGCCCGAGACGTCGAGGATCTCCACCGCCTCGTGCCGGATATCGGACAACCAGAGCACCACGAGCCCGCCCGCGTGATAGTCAGCGTTGGCGGCATCCTGCACGGTGATGCTGGTGGTGCCCGCAGATAGGCCGGAGGCCAGGATGGTGACGTCGCTCCACACCGGCAGACAGTAAACGCGCGCGCCCCAGCCGAACAGCAGGTGATCGAGCAGGCGGGTTGCCTTTCCTTCTAGGAGGAAGGCGTACTCGAAGGATCTGCGCGGCATGCGGCGCAGCCGCACCCGTTGTTCGGTGCCGTCATGAGCCTCCAGTACCTCCGTCAGCCATGCCAGCCGCTCGGTGACGCCCTCCGACCAGTCCGGACGCATGCCGAACACCACCACGCGCCGGCCGGTCACGACGAGCAGCGCTGCGGTGCCGTCGGCGAAACGGAAGATATAGGCGGCGTCGATCACCGGCGCCCCGCGCGTGCTGGCGGCAAAGGTGTAGAGCCGGGACTGCAACGGCCCGAACCCGAGCGGCGGCGCGGGCTGGCCCGAGAGCAGCAGGCCGTCGTCGCCCGTGGCGTCGATGCCGCTCAGCGTCGCGGACGAGAAGCGGGCATTCCAGACCTCCAACACCCGCTCGACCGGGCTGACCAGATTGCCGAGATCGATGGTCGAGGGGATAACATGGATGCGGTGGTACCAATCCCCGCCAAAGGCCGGGAAGGCGCTGCCTCCCTTGGAGCGTGCGACCTCCACGACCGGCTGGGTGTCCTGTTTCCCGCCGGTCAGATGGCCGCTCGTCTGGCGCGCGTCGAACGGCCAGGTGACGCGCTGCCGTTCCGATATCTCCGGTGAACGCGGCCACGATGGCGGCTCCTGCCGGCTCGATCCGGGCAGGATGGTTCCAGGCAGCACCGCCATGGCCTACAGCACCTTCCTGACCGCGTAGCCGTGTACGCCCGACTTGCCGTTCTTCGAGTGCGCCGGAAAGGCCATCCACTGCTCGGCCCCCAGCTGGAAGGTCTCCGCCGGCGCGTAATGGGTGATGTTGAGGTAACGCAAGTGGGGCGTGTAGCCAAAGGGCGAGAAAAAGCCGTCCGGGCGTTCCACGAACAGGTAGAACGGGACCATGGGCGCGACGCCGTTCAGCGTGTTGGGCACGCGGGAAAACCACATCCGTCCCAGGCTGGCATTGGAGTTGGATCCCGCCTCGAACAGCGCACGTGCCCGCTTGCCGGTCTTGGGGGAATTGGAACAGACCGAGAACCAGCCGTCGAAGCCGTCCACCGTGGCCTTGAGGAAATTCTGGCCGTAATACTTGTAGTCGTTGAACGGCAGTCCCGCGTGCCGGTCGACGTTGTACCCGAACACGTAGTCGGTGTAGCCGCTGTAGGTATAGGTGTAGCCGTCCGAGCCGTAGGCCCCGGACACGAACAGGCCGCCCGCGTAGGCCCCGAACTTCGCCAGCTCACCGAAGGCGAGGTGGTGATAGACGCCGGGGGAGACTTCCGCGACCAGCAGGATCATCTCCGGCGCCGTGAGCGCGAAAAGATGATAGGTGTTGGCGGCGCTCACCTCGTACAGGCCGCAGGCCTCGATCCGGTTCGAGGTGTCGCGGATGGTGCCGGGCTGGTTGTTCCAGGGCTGCGCGCTGTCCCAGGCCGTGGAGGCGGTCAGGAAGATGCCGGTCACATTGGAATACCCCGAGCGCAACCGCTCGTTGACCGCGCTCTTGAGATGCACGTAGAGGGAGCCCTTGGACAGCGAGAGTTGCTGTCCCGCCCCCGAGGGCGACCAGCGCAGTTCCGTCCAGCCGTTGGCCACGGCAAAGACACGCAACGCGTCGAGCAATTGATCCGGCGTGGTGGCGGTTCCGGTCTGATAGGCCATGGTCTACTCCAGCTTGAGCGCCCAATAGTCACCCACGCCGGTGCGGTGGACGTTCTGCACCACCAGATGGTCCACGCCGCCGATGTTGATCAGGTTCTCCGAGGCGTTGCTGAAGCCGGAGACGTGGTAGCAGCCCTCGATCTCGCCGAACAGGTCGTGGTCGGAGGCGCTGTTGTACTGGACCAGTACGATGGGCGTCAGGACATAGGTGCCATCGGGCGCTTCGCGCAAAGTTGGCAGGCGGTCATAGATGCCCGGCCATACCGGACGGCGGCCGTCGTAGCGGTATTCATAGGGGTTGAAATACCGGTTCTGGAACGGTAGCCAGGCGCCGCTCGGCCCGCGCAACATGCAGGCGGTGTTGGCGCTGTTCTGGTTGTCCTCGCCCGGGTCGGTGAAATGCCGATGGTTGGGCGAGATCAGGCTGTAGTTGCGTCCCCGCTGGCCGGTCATGGAACCGCCGATGAGCAATGGGTACGGGTATTGTCCCGGCGTGGCGTAAGGCAGGATGAAGCCCAGATGTGCCGCCTGGTAGACGGTGGAGATCTTGGCCACCACCACGGCGCGCCGGCCGTTGGCCACGAACCAGTAGGGGATGGCCGCGTTCCAGAGGCTCATCTTGGGCAGCCAGCCGGAGATGGCGCCGGGCTGACCGCCGAAGGTATTGGCGGCGTTGTAGCCGATGAAGCCGTTGAGATCCCACAGGTAGTAGCCGCTCGTGGCGGATTCTGAGGTGCGGATGCCACAGTAGATCTCCTCCGTGCCCGCCAGCCCCGGCGCCTTCAGGATCAGTTCCTTGTTCTGGGCGTCCGTGGTCCAGCGAAGCGCCTGCCACTGCTGGTTCGCGGCCACCAGATCCGGATTCGTAGTGATGAAGGCATGGAAGCGGTCCAGCAGGTCCCGGTAGTCGGTGGCCGTGCCGATCTCGAACGCCATCAGGCCAATACCTGTCTGACTGCGCCTGCGTTGCGCTGCAGGATGTTGAGGATGGTCTTCTCTCCAGCCGACGAGTTGAGATAATCCGCAGCCATGGCCGGATCGATGACGTTGACGATGCGCACGCCCTGACCCTGGGCCGCGTCGGCCGGCCGCGCATCGGGCACCAGCCCGCCGGCGGCGAGGGCCAGGTTCGGGCCCCGCCAGCGCGGTGCGAAGGCCCCGCCATTGATCGCATCCAAAAAGGCCACACCCACTTTCTTCACCGAGGCGGCATTGATCACGTACTCGCCAGCGGAAAGCCGCGCCGGGATGGAGTCCGAGGTGGATGTGCCAGGTCCGGTGACGTAGCCGCCGGTGGCAAAACCCTTGAACAAGGCGCCGACAAAACCGCCAATGCCGCCGCTCAGGCCGCCGAACAACGACTGGGCCAGCTTCTGCGCGGCGATGCGGTTGATCGAGGCGATGACCGAGCGGGCGAAGTCCCGGAACGCCTCCCTGGCCGATTTGGCGCCAGAGCCGATTCTCTCGAACATCGTGGCGAAGGCGTCCTGGACCTGCCCCTTGACCCGAACCGCCACCTCGTCGACCACCAGCCGGGTCCTGGCCAGTTCGTTCTTCCACGCCTGCACCCGGGCGACCGCCTCGGGGCCGATGGCCCGGGCCGCCTGTTCCATGAGCGGCAACAGCTTCTCCATCTCGGCGGCGGACTGCTGCTGGAGACGGACGATCTGTTCGCGCGCCTGGGCCTCGGTGAGTAGCCCCGCCTGCTGCTGGATGCGGATCGCCTCCTGGGCGTTGCGCATCCGCTCGGCGGTCAGGCGCCATTTCGACTCCAGGGCGTCGAGGTTGGCTTGTGCTGCCTTGACGTCGATCAGCCGGTCGATCAGAGAAACGCCGGCGGCGTCGTTCTCCGCCAGCAGCCGGGCGCGCAGATCGCGGTAAGCCCGGGCGATGGCCTCGCGGCGCTGGGCGTCGGTCCCGGTGCCCGTGAGTCCTGCTAGCTCCTCGCGGGCCTGGGCGAGCGCGTCCTTGAGTTCCCGCTCGGCAGCTGCCGCCTTGCGGGCATTGGCCACTTCCGCCTCGGCACGGCGGTTGTTGAGCGCGATCAGGTCGGCCTCGAGCTTCGCGATCTGCCCCTTGGCATTGAGCCGCGCCTTCTCGTCGTTGGATTCTTTCAGGATGCGCCGCTGCTCGGCCGCCGCCTGCCGCTTGCGGGCAATCTCGGCGTCGATCTCCTGCTGCTCGATGGCGGTCTTTTGTGCGTAATAGTCACGGATGGAGATCAGGCGGTCGGCCAGCGCCCGGTCGAGGGCTCGAGAGGCCTGCGCCAACCCTTCCTTGAGGATGCGCAGTTCGGCATCGCTTTGCGCCTGGGCGAGCTTGAGACGGGTGGCGTTGTCCTCGGTCGAGGGAGTACCCTTCGCCTGCTGCTGGGCAAAGAGCCGCTGGCGTTTCTGCTCGCTGCGGATACGCGCGGCGATCGCCCGTGCGGTCTCGCCCACGTAGTCGCGTCCCAGCGATTCCTTGACGGCATCGCCCAGGGCCTGGCCGAAGCCGCGCATCTCGTCCCGGCCCGCGCGCAGCGCGGCCTTGAGATGGCGCAGCGAGAAGTCGCCCTTGAACGCCGCCGCGATATCCCGACCCAGGGCACGGGCCAGCGCCGCGATGTCGGAGAAGGCCCGTTTGAACCGGCGCACGAGGAAGGCGGCGGTAATCCCCACCACCTTGCCCACGGCATTGAAGGCCCCGATGATGCCGTTGACGAACGAGCGTACCGCGCGACCGATGGCATTTACACCGTCGATCACCGTCTCGCGCAGGCTCGCCCAGGTCTCGTCGTTGATGCCCACCAGGGAGATCAAGGCATCGACGAAGGCTCCGATCTTCTCGGTGACGAGATCCCAGGCGGCCGAGACGATCTGCCCGATGGTAGCGATCTTGCCGCCGAAGGCCACCACCTTGTCCCGGGCCGAGAAGGCGGCGGTGGCCAGCAGGCCCAGGCCGGTGACAATGAGTCCGATGGGTCCGCCGAGCACCGCCAGCGCGCCGCGCAAGAGCCCGCCGGCGCGGGCCAACAGTCCGGTGCCGGCTGCGGCTTGCGTGAACGCCTGCCGCGCCTTGACTGCTTCCTGCGCCGCTCGGGCCAGGTCCGCACGCAAGGCCGTGGTCGCCTTGCCTTGTGCAGCGGCCTGCGCCAGTGCCGCCCGGGCCGCGCGCAGCCGGGCGGTCGCCTCCGCCTCGATCAGGCGCAGGTTGTTCAGCCGCGCAGCCGCCTCGGCTCGGGAAGCGGCCCGGCTTGCCACCATGGAGGCCACCATGCGCCCGAAGGCCGCTACCAGGGCGGTGCCGGCCAGCTGGATCAGGAGGTCGATGTGGGCGGCGAGGATCTGGATCGCTTTGGCGAGTCCTGCGGTAAACCCGGTGCCGGCGTCCCGCTCACCGAAGGCGCGCAGGAAGGCGCTTCGGAGCCGGGTAAGCGCCCCGGAAACAGTGTCGGGTAAAGCAGCGTATTCCTGCGCCAGCCGCTCTTTCTGTCCGAGCAGCGCATCAAGCACCACCTCGGCGGTCAGCTTGCCCTGCTGGGCCAGCGCCCGCAGGGAGCCCAGGGGCACGCCCAATCCGTCGGCGATGGCCTGGGCCAGTCGGGGCGTCTGCTCGATGACCGAGTTGAACTCGTCGCCGCGCAGCTGTCCGGCGGCCAGCGCCTGGCCGAACTGGAGCAGCGCACCGCTGGCGGCTTCCGCCGAGGCACCGGACAGCGCCACCGACTGGCTGATGGCCTCAGTGACCGCCAGGGCATCGCGCTGATCGCGCCCGAGCGCCCGGATGGAAGGGGCGAGCCTGGCGTAGAGCGTGACCGTCTCGGAAAGCGGCGCCCGGTTGCGCTGGGCGATGTCGAACAGCTCACGGTCGGCCCGGTTGAACGCCTCCTGCGAGGTGACCGCCAGCTGCAACCGGGCCTGCAGGCCCTTGTACTGGTCGGCAGCCTCGGCCAGCTCCCGAAGGCCCAGCCCCACGCCGATGGCGCCGCCGATGTTGCGGAGCGTGTCGCCGACGCGCCCGGCCTGGTCGCGCAGGCGCGTGAGACTCCCCTCGATGGAGCGGAAAGCCCGGCGCGTCTCGTCGACGGCGGTAATCAGAATTTGAGCGCGATTGCGTGCCATGGTGGATTGATCAGCGTTGTTTTGCTACACTCTGACCAGTTTAGTCAGAATAGAGGTGCATCATGCGTCATTGGCAAATGCAGGAGGCCAAGGCCAAGCTCTCCGAAGTCATCAAGGATGCCGAGCGCGAAGGCCCCCAGGAGATCACGCTGCACGGCAAGCCGGTGGCGGTCGTTTTGTCGCGCGAACACTACGAACGGCTGACCGGCACGGGTGAATCGCTGGTGGCCTTCATGCGTCGCTCCCCTCTCTACGGTGTCGAGGAGGTCGATCTCGAGCGGGACAAAAGCCTGACGCGCGAGGTCGCGCTTTGAGCTACCTGATCGATACCAACGTCCTGTCCGAATTGCGCCGCAAGGAGCCGAACCTGGGCGTGGTGGCATGGTTCGAGGAACGGCCGGCGACCACCCTGTACATCAGCGTGCTGACCCTCGGAGAGATCCGGAAAGGCATCGAGGCGCTTGGCAAAAGCAAGCGCAAACCCAAGCTGCTGGACTGGCTCGAAACCGAGTTGCCGGCATTTTTCACAGGGAGAATACTGCCCATCGATGAGGAAGTGGCCGATCGCTGGGGTCGGTTGCTCGCTGCTGCAGGGCGTCCCCTCCCAGCCATCGACAGCTTGCTCGCTGCCACCGCCTTGACGCACGGGTTGGCACTGGTCACCCGTAACGTGGATGACTTTCCGCATCCCGATCTTGAGATCATCAACCCTTGGGAGACTGGATCTCCCTCTGAATAATCCGAGCAAGCCGGGGTAGCTTGCGCCGAACAGCGGATTCCAGATCGAACCGTTTGCGCAGGCGCACCGAATCGACCAACACCGCAACGGGGATCTCCTGTCCTCGACGCAGGCGTTTCTGTCCGGTGCGCAGCCGCTCGCCGCGCTTGAAGCGCGCCAGCGCCCGGTCGTTTTCCCGGATGTTCTCCGCCATCAGCAGGGTGTTGCCGTTTTTCTCGACGAAGAAGGCGTTGCCCGAGCGCATCAGGTTGTCGATCACGCGCAAGAAGGCCTTGCGGCCGATGCGCTGGTGGCGGGGCAACAGCGGGATCAGCATGCGCCTGCCGATGGTGCCGCCTTTCTCGTGAATGCCGAGCCAGGAGATCTGTGAGCCAACATAGAGCGACGGGAACCGCTCCTTGCGCCGGTTGTAGACCCTGGCCCGCATGGACTTGAGGAACGCCGCCTTGCGCACGTTGAATGTCCGCCGCATGTCGCGGCGCACATCCTCTGCCATCTCACGGCCCACGGTGCGCATGGCCCGGACGGTCGCCTGGCGCATGGCCTGCTCGGTCTGCGAACGCCAGGCGTTGAAACGGCGCCGGTCGAGCAGGCCCTCGGTGGTCAGGCTAATCCGCATTGAGTTGTCGATGCAGCCGCTCAATGGTGGCCTTGTCGCCCTGGGCGCCGATGCTGACCACCGTGAGCGTGGCAAGCAGCCGCTCGCGCTCGATCCGGGCTTCCGCCTCGAGAAAGGCGTTCATCTGGGCCAGCGTGTAGTTCAGGACGTCGGAGTAGCGGTGGCCGGCGCGGACGAGCCGGTGGATGCACTCGATCCATCCAGCCGTAGGCCGATTTTCTCGGACAGGCGAGTGACGTTGGGTGCCACCCGGGCCACGAAAAAATCGGCATTCACCTCGAAGACCGCCGTAGCCAGTTGCAAGGCGTCGTCCAGATCGAGGCCGTCCACCCACTCGCGCGGGCGGCGGCAGGCCAGGGCCAGGGCGTCGAGCAGCGCCTCGCCGTGCTCGGCCAGCAGCGCGAGCCAGTCCGGCTCGCCCACCAGCTGTTCGGCGAAGGGCCGGATGGCCCGGAGCATGGCCGGGAACTCGCCCACGCGCAGCGGGGTGATTTCGATCCGGCTGCCGGCGATCTCCACCACGACCGGCTCCGGCGCCAGGATGTTCAAATCTTCCATGACGTCCCTCACAGGAGCACGATGCGGCCGAACTGGCCGAGATCGCCGGCGGCGGGCTTCAGGGTGTCCGCGAGCACCTGCCCGGACAGCTCGAACTTGAGCAGCTCGTCGGTGATCACCGAGAGTTCGTTCGCCGGGTTGATGGCGACCCGGTAGAGGTCGATCACCACCTCGCGGTTGCCGTCGGCGGTGTTGAGCCCCTCAAAGCGCACCCAGCGCTCCGGCAGCGGCTGGGTGAACATGGCGGTGCGCTGGGCGGCACCAAAAGCGTAATCCACCGTGAAGGGCTCGGTGTAGGGACCGCCGGTGGTGGCATCATTGATCACGATGGAGCCGTGCTTGCTGTTCACCGTGTACTGGGTGGGCGGCAACGTCTGGGACGTGGCGGACGAGTCCCGCACCACCACCGAGGAGACGTTCTGCTGCGCCAGCAGATAGAGACTGCCCGGAGTGACCGGGTTGGGCAGCGCCTCGCCGGTGACGGTGCCTGCGGCGACCTGGGTGGTGGTGCCGTAGAGGGCCAGTTCCAGATTGACCGGCACCAGCTCCTCCAGGGTGCAGGAGAACTCGCCCTTCTTGGTCTTGATCAGCTGCAGGTCGGTGAGCCGCTGGCCGCTGGTGGACTCCTGGTGCTCCAGGGTCTCCACCGACAGCGACACCTTCAGTTCGGGCACGTTGCCCACGTAGCTCAGCCCCTGCGGGTTGCCGGCGGCGTCACGGGCGCCGATGTAGACACGCCCCTGTCCGGAAAAATAGGCCATGGTCAGTCTCCTTTACGCGAAGGTTGTTTGATGGACTCGGGGGTTGCCGCCTTGGCGACCTTGAGGTCGATCAGCCACTTGGCCGAGGCCTCGTCGAGGTCGAGGCGCTCCCCGGGCGAATGGCGCTTGCCCGCATGGGTGTGGCGTTTCAACAGTTCGATCTTCATGGGTCTTATCCTCTCTGGGTGAGATCATGGGCGCGGGTGCGGTAGCGGATCGCGTAGCGGGCGGGGATGGCAGCGACTGTGCCGTCGGCGTCCTCCACCTCCCACTCGCAGTCGATCTCGAGCATCGCAATCGCGAGGCCGTTCAGGCCCGGGTCTTCCATGAGCGCCGCGTGGGCCGCGACCAGCAGCGCGTCGGCCTCGGTCTCCGGCGCCGCCGGCGGCACCGCGCGGGCCAGCGCCACCACCCGGATCACCAGCTCCCGCTCGACCCGGTCGTTGGGCCGGTCGATCACCTCGTCGCTCTCGGGGAAGACGACCACCGCGGGCGCCTGCTCGCGGGTCAGCGCCACGGTGGGCGAGCGGTGCACCTCGGCGCCTCTGGGCGCGAGACTTGCGGCAATACGGCTCACCGCCGCTTGCAGGATCTGCTCGCGGATGGAATTGGGCATGTCGGGTGTCAGAGACGGGTCAGCGTGGCCCGGCGCTCGGTGCCATCATTGAGGGCGTGGACCTCGCGCACCTGGTAGGCGCGGCCAGCGATCTGCACCCTGTCGCCGGCGGCGAGAGCCGGCAGGCGCGATGCCGGGTAGCGGATGACGTACTCGGTGGAGAGCGCGAGCCCGTCGAGCACGGGCTCGTCCGGGGCCCGGAATTCGGCCATGACCACCGCGCCGCCGACGATCACCTCGGTGAGCAGGCCGGCGGCACTCGCCGCGTCATACAGCGACTCGAGATCCACGGTCCGCAACTACGCCGTTACCTTGACCAGCACGCCGGGCCGGTGGCACATGGGCAGCGGATTGCTCTGGGTGTGCAGGTCGGTGCCGCGGTCGAACTTGCGGGGCTCCTGCTTGGCGTACAGCGGCCGGCCGAGGGTGTTGGCAGTCTCGTTGAAGTCCGCCGGCGCGAAATAGGTAGCGAAGGTGTCCACCGTGCCGAGCGGGAAACAGTGCCCTTCGCCCGCGGCGATGAAGCGGCGGGTGTTGCCGTCGGCGTCCACCGCCTGGCCGCGGTACTCCTCGAAGGTGATGCCGGCGAAGGTGAAGCCCGCGCGCATGTCGGAGCGCAGGGCCGCGCCGTCCTGCCAGCGCTCGTAGGCCTTCTCCACCTTGGGGTGCGAGGTGAGCGCGTCGAAGAACTCCTCGGAGACCAGGCAGTGGATGCCGGTCATGCGCTCGCCCTTGAGGTTGTCCTCGAGATGGCGCTTGATGGCGAGGCACTTCTTCTTGACGTCGGTGTTGGCGTTGCCCAGGTTGAAGTTGACCACCTTCGGGGTGATGCCGAACTCCTGGTACAGGTCGTAGAGCGTGGAGCCGTCGGCGTCCAGAATCACGCCCTTGAGCGCTCCCATGCGCAGATGCTCCAAGGTGATGGCGTGCTTGTTGCGCATGGTCTGCAGATGCTCGGCCATCACCTGGGCGATCGTCTGCACCTCGGACTCGGAGCCGAAGGCGCGCACGCCCTGGACCTCCTCGGGCAGCACCACGTCGTCGTGGGGGATGTGCGGGATGGTGAAGGTGCGAAGGGCCCGCTTGCCGCGCTTGCCCACGGTGCCCGGGGCGCCCACCGGCAGGGTCGGCAGCAGGGTCAGCACACCGTTCTTCTCCTCCACCGCGATCGAGCGGAAACGCACCGGCTTTTCGGGCATCAGGCCCATCTGCTCCAGCCGGCCGTAGTTGTTGGGCAGCAGGTTGATGGCGGCGGTCAGCGCCGTCATCGAGAAGGCCGGGGTGTCAAACGGATTGTTCATGGCCATGGTCAGACTCCTTTGCGAACGAGGATGCCGATGGCCTTGAGTTGGGCTACGGCAGCGGCCTTCTCGGCGTTGGTGATCCCGGCGGGCCACACGAGGGCGTGATCGGCGACGATGGCGTGGCGGGCGAGCAGAATGCCGTCGTCACGGTCGCCGGCGGTGGCGTCCACCGGCTGCAACAGGATGCCTGCGGCGGTCTGGCTGCCGTCGGTGGCCGCGGGGTCCAGCGCCTTCACCTTGCCGGTGGCGGAGACCATGCCCACCACCGCGCCCAGGGCGAGGTTCTGGCCGGAAGCCACGGTGGCCTGGTCGCGGGAATAGAGATTGGGGGCCTCGTACTTGAGCAGGTCCCCGAGGTTCATGCCTTCGGTGATCACGGGCATCTCACACCTCCTTGGCCGCGCGCTTGCGGGCGGCGGCTACGACGGGGTTGTCATCCAGACTCGCGGCGGGACTCGTGCGCTGCGGGTCGATGTGGCTGGCGATCTCGGGCGCCTGGGCGCGGTATTCGAGCAGGGCCTCGCGCACCGCCTCCTGGGTCATGCCTTGCGCCAGAAAGCCCGCCGTCTTTTCCGGGCAGCCGGCGAGCAGGCAGAGATCGGCGATGGCGCGGGCCTCATTGCGAGCGGCCTCTACCGCCGCGGCGATCCGCGTTTCTTCCGGTTCGGTCGGATCCGCTACCACAGGCTCGCAAGCAGCGGGATCAGGGTCATGGTGCTCCATGGTCGGTGCCTCCTGGGGTTGGGGTAAGTTCGTGTGAATCGGGGGATCGAGTTCCGCGCGCATGGCTGAGACGGCATCCGCCAGGGTGCCGACCCGGTCGGCGAGCCCCGCGGCCACAGCATCGCCGCCGAAGTAGAGCCGCGCTTCGGTTTCGCGCACCGCCTCGACAGTGAGCCCCCGGTGCTGGGCCACCGACTCGGTGAAGATGCCGTAGAGGCGATCCACCTCGGCCTGCAGCGCGGAGCGAGCATCATCCGAGAGCGGCGCATGGGGGCTGAAGTCGTTCTTGTGGCTTCCTGCGTAGATGGCGGTGAAGCGATAGCCGTCCTGCTCGTCCTTTCGAGACTGGTCGGCGTGCATGGCGATGACGCCGATGGAGCCGACGCCGCCGGTGCGGGTCACGAATACCTCGTCGCTTGCTGCCGCCAGCGCGTAGGCGGCGGAGAAGGCCTGATCGTTGGCCACGGCCCAGACGGGCTTCTCGCGCGTGGCGGCGCGGATGCGCTCGGCCAGTTCGAACACGCCGCCGGCCTCACCGCCCGGGCTGTCGATGTCCAGCACAATGCCGGCCACCGCCGGATCGGCCACCGCCCGGTCGATCTGAGCCCCGATCTCCTGGTAGCTGGCAAGCCCCGAGGCCGCCTCCAGACCCAGCGCGCGGCGCACCAGGGTCCCGTGGATCGGGATCACGGCGATGTCGCCCTGCCGGGAGGCGGACGATGCTCGCGGTGCCGGCACGGGCACGGCGCTCTTGGCCTCCGGCCAGCCGACGCGCGGGCCCAGCACGGCGAGAATCGCGTCCAGCTTGGCGCGATGGATCAGCAGCGGCGTGTTGAACAGCCGCCCGGCGATATGTGTGAGAGTGTGCATGTGGCATAAAAAAGCCGGGATACCACTTGGTAACCCGGCTCTCTAGAAAAGAGGTTATAACGAAAATTAGTGCAGGTAACAGAATGATTGGGGTGGCATTCTGCCTGGAAGAAGATCTTCGACCCTTATAGGCTGATGATACCTATGAGTCCTTTTTACTTTAATGGCATGGGCGGTTTCTCTGCCGCGGAAATATTCATTAAAAAACTTCTTGGTAATGCCAGCAAACTCTGCGGTTAACTCCCAGATTGTCCGGGGATCATCTGTCAGGACATCATCAATTTCAAATTCTCCAATGACCATGCCGACAGGCATGGTTGCATAAATGACGACTGTTTTGACATTGGGATTCCTAAATATGGATTTGCGAAACTCGAACCGTTTTTCACCTGACAGAATCTTTTCTGCATACTCAGGTTTAATAGACAATAAGACTCTCATCCACTTCCCCTTTTGCTAGCACGCTGAGAAATTGATCTCGTGTGATTGGCATAAAGCCCCAGTACGCCCCAGCATCAAAACCTAGCTCTTCGATCATCACCCCTCTGGTTACTCTTTTCTTTAATGCAATATTGTATGTAAATCTGATGACGTGTGGATATCTTCTTCTGTGCCAAAACGACTGAAGCTCATCTTCCGTGAATACGCTATATGGACGACAATATTGAAGAAACTCATTCTGGGACTCAAAGGAATCAATATGACGGTATTCTTCGAGGACACATACTGATGTCGCTACAGACCTGTAATGTGCCGGACCTCTATTGTCTGAGGTGCGATATATCAGCAAAACATCACCTCGCTGCAGGTTTTCCATTCCGCGCATTGCAGCCAAGTAGACTTTGTGAATGCTATTCGTATGGGATACATCTTGCACAATATCAGCATCCTCTGTCCTTAGAATGGAGTCCGGCAGAAGCCGAGTGTGCCACTCAGGGTAAAGTGATAGAAGATAGATATGACTGTCTTGGACTCTAACCAGTGGGTAACTGGTTACAACATCGGAATAAGGAGCATGCAGGGACCGAACAAGAACCAACTCGGTCCCATTTGCTGTCGTTTTGGTTGCTCTTCTCTCAAAACCATAGCGTTCAAACAAGGAAATCAGTGACGCATGCTGCTCGAAAACAGTGACATAGATTTCCTCTATTTCTTCAGAAATGGCATGGTCAAATATCTTCTTTAAGAATCGTTCGCCGAGCTTGGTTCCGTGGGCATTGATTTTAAAGGTGCCAATTTTGAGTCGTCGCCCGGGAGGGAAAGGGGGGACAACATCCTCAATTGCTTCTTCTTCTATTTTTAGATAAAGGAAACCATCAATGGCGCCAGCATCATTCTCGAAAATATATGCATAGTCTTCGGACTTCTTTGCAAACCATGCTGGGAATTCTCGATAATCATTCTTCAATGAATCGAAAAATGGATCATCAAGATTGATATCCTTGAATTGGCGCCGGTACAAGTTCATCCAATCCCCCCTTTGTGTCGCACAAAGCAACTTTATTTTGTGCGATTCTAGTGCATTTGGGAAGATGAATCACGTCGCAATTCAGATAGTGCCATTGTTGCGCGCATCCGAGTCGAACACCAGTCCCAGCTCGTCGGCGCGCTGGTTGTCCGCGGCGATCTCGCGATCCACGTCCTCGGCGTCGTAGCCGAAGGCGGAGATCGCCTCGGAGCGGCTCATGAGCCCGGCGCGGATGGCAGTGAGCAGCGCCTTGAACTCCTTCTCGGGGTCGACCCACTGCCAGCCCTGCGGGATCCACTTGCAGGTGAGGTATTCCCGCCGGCGGCGGGCAAAGTCGGGCAACGGCAGCGCGCCTTCCAGCGCCGCCTGCTCCATCCAGGCGCGCCAGACCGGGCGGCAGAACTGGTGCACGATCACGCCGTGCTGGATCGCCTCGCAGCGGCGCCGGAACTCCAGCAGTCCCGCGCGGATGCTGGAGTAGTTCACGCCGGTGAGGTCCCCGGTCAGCTGCTCGTAGGTGACGCCGATGGCGGCGGCCACCGCGCGGAACTGGGTGCGCAGGAACTCCGAATAGGAACCGCCCACGTCGGCCGGATCGGAGAACTTGACGTCCTCGCCGGGCTCCAGGATCTGCAGGGTGCCGGGCTCCAGCCCCGCCAGCGCCGCGCCGGAGGCATCTGCCTCGCCTTCGCCCATGAGGTTGTCCTCCGGGCTCTGGCGAGTGATGAAACCGGCGAACATGGCGGCGGTCTTCTTGCGCACCAGCTCGGCGTCGTCGTACTGGTCGAGCTCGTTGAGCTTGACCAGCGCCCGCGAGAGCCAGGGCTCGCCCCGGATCTGTCCCGGCCGGAGGGGCCGGAACAGATGGATGATCTCGGCGGCCGGCACCCGCACGGTTTCCCTATCGGCGCTGCCGGCGGGGCTCAGCGCGCCGTCCTCCGGGTGGACGCGATAGAGATGGTAGGCGACGCGCCGGCCCAGCTTGTCGAACTCGATGCCGGCGCGGATCCGGTTGCCGTTGGGGGCCTCCGTGTTCAGGGTCAGCGGCAGATGCTCGGGTTCGAGCAGTTGCAGCTGAAGCGGCACCGACAGGCCGTCCTCCGGACGGCGCGGGCGCAGCCGCACGAGGCATTCGCCGCCTTCCAGCATGGCCCGGCAGGCGAGCGCCTGCAGGCCGTAGAAGTCGGTAAGCCCCGCGGTGTCGGCCTCCTCAACCCAGGTCCACCACAAGGACTGGATCACCTTGCGTAGCTCGGCGTCATCGACCAGGCTCTGCGGCTTGATGCCGGTGCCGACGGCGTTGGCCACGAAGGCCTCGACGGCGGCGGAGGCCCAGGCGTTGCGGCGCACCAGGTCGCGGGACTTGGCGCGCAGCTCGCTGTTCGTGGCCAGCATGGCGGCCACCGCGCCCGGATTGCCGGGCGTCCAGACGACACTGCGCCGCCCGCGGCCCGCCGCCTCGTGCACGGGCGGGCCCTTGAGCCGGCTGCGGATGCGCTGAAACCAGCCCATCTCAGAAGCCCTTGTCCGTGGTGACGCGGATCTGGCGCACCGGAGTCCGTCCCTGATCTCGGGCCAACTGGGCGTCGATCTCGCGCAGCGCCGCGCGCAGCTCGGCCACCGAGCGGTACTCCACCGTCTTGTCGCCGAAGGTCACGCGCCGCTCGCCCCGGGCCAGGGCGCGCTCCAGGGCCTCGCGGTCGGCCTGGGTCCAGGCCATCTCAGGCGCCCGCCAGCGCGGCCAGTTCCAGCACCAGGTCGGATTGAACCCGGTTGCCGTTCTGGAACACGATTCGAGCAAAGCGGCCCACCGGCCGGCCCTGCACCGTGAAATAATCGTTGCCGCTGTCGGGTTGGTACCAGGCGACGTTGGCGTCCGGATAGATACCCGCGGCAGGCAACCAGCGCGTCCCATCCACGGAGGACTGGATCTCCATCGCCTCGTTGCGCGATGCGGTGCCGAGCTTGCGGGCCACCAGCAGGGTGAACGGGTGGGACTCGCCCAGATCGACCGGATCGGTCGTCGCACTCTCGCCGCGTGGCACACGGCCGGGATGGAATGCCCAGGTCAGCATCCCAGTGGCCGCGCCGCCTGCGGCGTGTGCTGACAGCAGTCGCCCTTCGACGTCGCAGCGGATCAGCCGCCGCTCGTCTGTGCCGGTGTCCGGGTTGTGGTAGATGCCTTCTATGACGCTCATGCTCAACTCATCCAGGAACTCTTGATGATGGTGCGCCCGCGCGGCCTGCTGCACTTGTCCGGTTTGGGCTCGGTATCGGGCTCCGGCAGAAGCTGGCGTTCCAGCTCGCGCCAGTGGCGTTCCTCGAAACGGTCGAGCCCGGCGGCAGATGCCGCGGCGCGGGCGTAGACGTAGCAGTCGAGCGCCTCGTTGCGCTCGCGGATCTTCTGCCACTCGCGCACCGGGTAGCCGTTGCGGTTGCGCCGGGTGATCAGCTGCTCTGCGCAGAGCTGCTTGACGAACTCGGCGTCCACCTTGGGCAGATGGACGTAGCCCTCCGGATAGCGGATCTCGCCGTCGTCGAGCACCTCCACGCTCTTGCGCAGGTTGTTGTAGAACTCGAGCTTGGCGATACTGCCCGCGACCGCGAACACCTTGACGCCCCGGCGCAGCTTGCGCCCGCCCAGAGTGACGTCCACCGCCGTCGGGGTGCCGACCAGCGCCGCGCCGCGGGCCACGCCCTTGACCGCCATGAGGCGGGCGTCCTTCATGCGGCGCACGAAGGCGTAGCTCTCTTGCGTGGCGAAGCCGGTGTCGATGGCGAACCGGGCCAGCGGCAGCCGGGCGCCGCTCTCGTGGGTCCAGGTCTCATTGAGCATCTCGGCCAGCCGCCTCCAGACCGCGTCGCGGGCGGTGTCGCCCATGAGCACCCGGTGCTCGACGAGCCAGGCCTCCTTGCCGCGGCCGAAGGCCCAGACCGAGGCCTCGATGCGGTCCTTCTGCACGTCGGCGCCGCCCACCAGCAGCAGACCGCCGGCGGGAACAGTGCCGATGCGATAGGACTCGCGCCGCTCCAGCAGGCGCTCCCAGTCGGGCGCCTCGCCTTCCTCCACCCAGACTTCGCCCAGTTCGGTGTTCTTGAACGCCTTGAGCCGGGTGGCCGAGCCCTGGGCCGCCTCCCAAGCCGCGGCGATGTCGGCCCAGGAACGCCAGCCCAGGGGGCTGTAGAGCGAGGACAGGTGAAAGCCCACGGTCTTGCCGGTGGCGTCCGGGTTGGTGGCACGCCACTCGCCGTGCTCGAGCATCCAGGTCTTGTGCGACTCCGCGATGGCTTCCTCGCAGGCCTCGCAGACGTATCGGGCGGTCTGGGCCTCGCCCCATTGCCAACGCAGCTGCTCGAAGCGCAGCCACTGTTTGTGACCGCAGTGCGGACAGGGCACGAAGTAACGGCGCTGGTCGGAGGCCTCGAACTCCCGCTCGATGGGGCTCGCCCCCGCCACGGTGGGGGTGGAGACGACGAAGATCTTGCGCCGGGCGAAGGTGCGCGTGCGCGCCTCTGCAAGTCGGATGGCGTCGCCTTCGCCCTCGACGTCCGCGGGATAGCCGTCCACCTCGTCGAGAAAGAGGTAGCGCACCGGCATCGAGCGCAGCCCCACCGCGCTGTTGGCGCCGGTCATCACCAGCACACCGCCGCGGAATTCCTTGGCCAGAACCGTGTTGCCGGCATCGCGGGATCGGGACGGCGCGATGCGTTCGGAGAGCGCCGGCGACTCCTCGATCAGCGGATCGATGCGCTGCCTGGAGTTGCGCTTGGCCATCTCCACGGTGGGCGAGACGGCCATCATCGGCCCCGGGGCCAGATGGATGCAGTAGCCGATCCAGTTGTTGCCGCACTCGGTGCCGCCCACCTGCGCGCCCTTCATGAACACCACCCGCTCGGCAGGCGAGGACGGCGAAAGGCAGTCCATGATCTCCTTGAGATACGGCGTGCGCCGGGTGGACCAGCGCCCCGGCTCCGAGGCCGACTTGCTGGACAGCATCCGGTAGCGGTCGGCCCACTCGGAGACGGTGAGCAGCGGGTCGGGCGTCAGTCCCTCGCGCCAGGCGCGTTCGATGGCGTCCGCGCCTTCATAATCGAACACGGCGCATGTCAGTCCACCCTGGGGGCGGGATCCCCGAGTTCCTCGAGATGTCGGCGCACCTCGCGCTCGAGCATCACGTGCAGGGCATGGGCGTCCACGCCCAGCTCCGCCGCCATCTGGCTCGAGACCCGGGCGGGCCAGTTGAGCCAGGCGTCGCGCTCGGCCCGCGCCAGCTTGAACACATGGGCGAGCGCCTTGGCCCGGTCCACCAGTTCTCCCTTGAGGCGGGCGAGCCGGAGCTTGGCGGTCTGGGCCTTGAGCACCTCGTTGGCGGTGCGCGCCTGCAACAGCGTCGTGCCGCCCGAGGGCAGCGCCGACTCGCCCGTGGCCTCGCGAACAGCGTTGACGGCATCCACCGGTACGGCCTTCTGCCGGGCCGTCCTGCGCTGCTGGGCGCTATCGGTATTGGCCGCCCACTCGGCGTCCGCCTTTGGCGGATCGATGGTCCCGTCCGGTTCTGGCGTGATGCGTCCGGCCTTGATCGCCTTGCGCACGGCAGCGTCGGAGACGCCCCGGTGGCGGGCATAGGCGCGGATCGAGATACCCATCGTGCATCCTGTTGATCAAGAAGGAAAATTGTTCGTAATAGGACTTGATAAGCGGGCCGAATGAAGCGTTCATCAGGGTGTCGCAACGATCAATCGAAAGGAGCCAACGATGACCGCTACCCACTCGATCCCCGCCACTCGCAACGAAGGCTGGGGCTTCTACGGCACCCTGGGCGAGCACGCCGCAGAGGCCTGGCCGCTCGCGATCCGGGCCATCTCGGATGCCACCGGGCAGCCACCGCAGTCGGCACGGGCCTTTCTCGACAGCCGCATCGGGCGCCACTTCGCGGACGAGGTACTGAACTACCGGCACGCCGGCCACGACCTTGCCACGGCGATCGAGGCGGCCACCCGAAAGTGGATGACCTGGACGATCGGTCGCCGTACCAGCCGCGACTACGGGATCCCGCGCGGCCTGCCATATCTCACGGGCTTCGTGATCCACACCGAAATCATCAACGACGACTGACAGGAGGACAGACCGATGAAACTCACCGCCACCCAGGAACGCATCCTTCACGCCGCCGCCGCACGCCCCAGCGGCGACATTGAGCCGCTGCCGCCCAACGTGAACGCCGGTATCCGCCAGCGGGTGATCGACGGCCTGCACAAGCGCGGACTGATCGAATTCAAAGGCGGCTACCACCGCATCAGCGCGGCCGGCTTTGAGGCCATCGGCAAGGCGCCGCGCCCGGGAAGCTACCGGAGCGGCACCAAGCAGGCGCGGATGATCGAGCTGATGCGCCGGCCCGAGGGCGCCAGCATCGACGAGATCGCCCAGGAGACCGGCTGGCTGCCCCATACGGTGCGCGGCACCATGACCAACGCGCTCAAGAAGCGTCTCGGGATGACCATCGTCTCGCACAAGGACGAGGGCCAGCCGCGTCGTTACCGGATCGCCTGAGCTACAGACTCTTGAATCTCCACCGATATGCAACCATAATGGTTGCATATCGGAAGGAGGTGCCTGCCATGGCTTCCATCACGCTCAAGAACATCCCAGACGACCTGTACGAACGGCTCAAGGCCGCGGCCCAAGCCCATCACCGCTCCATCAACAGCGAGCTGATCCGCTGCCTGGAAGTGGTCCTGAAACCGCGCCCCGTCTCCCCCGAGGAACGGCTGGAGCGGATGCGCCGGATCCGTCCGGACATACCGCCGTCTGTCGTATCGCCCGAAGAGATCCAGCAGGCCATCGACGAAGGCCGACCGTGATCGTCGCCGACACCAATCTCATCGCCTATCTGGCGATGCCGTCCCCCTATACCGAAGCCGCGGAGCGCCTGCTGGTCCGCGAGCCGGAGTGGGTGGCGCCCGTCCTCTGGCGCAGCGAATTCCGCAACGTGCTCGCGCTCTATCTGCGCAAGGGGCTGATCCGTTTCGAGCAGGCGCTGGATATCCAGGCCGAGATGGAGTCACTGTTCCAGGACAAGGAGTACGAAGTTGCCTCCCTGGACGTCCTCTCGTTGGTCAACCAAAGCGAGTGCTCGGCCTACGATTGCGAATTCGTGGCCCTCGCCAAGGGGCTGAACGTCCAGCTGGTGACCATGGATCGCAAACTGGTGTCCTGCTTCCCAGATACGGCGACGCTTCTGACCGACCTCAAGCCGTAGCCTCGGCGGTCCGGAGCGCCGCGATTTCTTCAAATCGTTCGCCGCTGCCCTCGAGCAGGGCCTCGTTGCCCGTGTATTCCTGCCAGCGTCGCACGATCACGTCCACGTACTTGGGATCGAGTTCGATGAGGCGGGCGCGACGTCCCGACTTCTCGCAAGCGATCAGGGTCGAGCCCGATCCGCCGAAGGGATCGAGCACGATGTCCCGCGACTTGGAGGAGTTGCGCACCGCACGCTCGACCAGCTCCACCGGCTTCATGGTGGGATGCAGGTCGTTCTTGGCCGGCTTGTTGAAGAACCAGACATCGCCCTGGTCCCGCGCGCCGCACCAGTAGTGGTCGTTGCCCTCCCGCCAGCCGTAGAGGATGGGCTCGTACTGGCGCTGGTAATCGGCTCGCCCCAGAGTGAAGGTGTTCTTGGCCCAAATGATGAAGGTTGACCAGCGCCCGCCGGCGGCGCGAAAGGCCGCCTGCAAGGTATCCAGTTCCGAGGAGGACATGGCGATGTAGACGGCGCCCTTCGTCACCTCGAGCAGATGCTTGCAGGCCGTCTGCAGAAAGGCGCTGAAGTCGTCGCCCAGATTGTCGTTCAGAATCGGCCGGCTCTTGCCGCGCAGCTTGTCCTTGGGGCTGTTGGCGTAGTTGACGTTGTACGGTGGGTCGGTGAAGACCATGTCGGCCAGATCACTGCCCAGCAGCGTCCGGTAGTCGGAGGCACGGGTGGCGTCGCCGCACAGGACCTTGTGGCTGCCCAGCAACCACAGGTCTCCTGGACGGGAGACGACACGCTCCTCCGGCTCGGGCACCGCGTCGTCGTCGGTGAGGCCGGCGGTGTCCGACTCTGGGGCGTCGAGCAGCTGCGCCAGTTCGTCCGGATCGAAGCCGATCAGGCTGAGATCGAACTCCTCCAGCTGCAGTTCGCCCAGCTCTTGCCGCAGCAGTTCCTCGTTCCAGCCGGCGTTCTCGGCCAGCTTGTTGTCGGCGATGGTCAGCGCCCGGCGCTGCGCGTCGGTCAGATGCGCCAGCCGGATGACCGGCACCTCATCGAGCCCCAGCTCGCGCGCTGCCAGCAGTCGCCCGTGACCCGCGATGAGGGTGCCGTCTGTGTCGATGAGCACCGGGTTCACGAAGCCGAACTCGGCGATCGAAGCGGCAATCTGCGCCACCTGCTCCTCGGAGTGGGTGCGCGCGTTGCGGGCATAGGGCGTCAGCGCCTCGACGGGGAGGCGCTCGATGTTCAGATCCATGGTGATTGCGTGCGAACCTCGGGTGCGAACCGCGAACCCGGTTTTTCGGGGTGACGCTGGCAAAACGCCGCGCCTCCGCCCCCCGCAGGGCTCAGCGGCCAGGAAGGACCCGCAGAGTACGACAGCCGATGGCAGGGGGTAGAAAGAACGAGGGCCCGGGGAGAATCCCCGAGCCCCGAACGCGCTTTGCTCGCGATGCTAGCGCAATCCTAGCGCAAAACCGGCGAAAGTGTTGCAGCCCGAAACGGATGCGGGTTTCGCAATAATACGCGCCGGTGCTCGCCGGCCCGAAACGATCCATAACTTCACGCAATCTCACTCGCGCGAATGGGTGTAGCCGTGGCATTCAGATGACCCACCACTACGGCCAAGGCCCGCTGCCATCGCCGCCAGGCGGTGGTGCGATCGCAGCCGAAGCAGCGGCAGATATCGCGCCAGCGCCATCCTTCCGCGCGCATCCAGACCAGATGGCGCTCCTCCTCGCCCAGCCACAACACCCAGCGCATGGTCTCCTCCATGCGGTCGATCGCGGCCGGGTCCGGCGGGAAGCGGTAGCAGGCATCCTCGCCGGAGAAGGTCTCCCACGGCTGGCGCAGGATGGCTGGCCAGGTGTTGAAATAGCCCTGCACCCGGACGGGCGGCAGACGATGGGCCGTCTGTGCCGCTTCGCGGAACCGCTCGGCCACCTGCTCGATGGTCCACTCAGCCATGGTCCACCTCCCGCCGGTCGCTCCCGCCATCCCTGGCTTCCGCGACACTCGGGCGTCCTGCCCGTCGTCCGTAGAGCCGTTCCCCGATGCGCTGGATGAACTCCCGCTCGATCCAGTCGAGCCTTTCGTCCTCGGGCGAGATAACGAGAATGCCCTGTTCGCGCCAGCCCTCGCGCTTGATGGCCTCGGGATCGGCACGGTCGGGTTGCAGTCGTCCCAGGGGACAGCGGTAGTGAGGATTGGGCGCGCTCATGGATTCACCTCCTGCCGGGCCATGACCCACAGCAGCAATGCGATGGCATCCGCCTCGTTGTCGTCGGCCGGCTGGAAGCCCCGGGCCTGCACCGCAGCGATCACGTCACGCTTGCCCGCGCGGCCTGAGCCTGTGGCGTGCTTCTTGATCGTGCCCACCGGCACGCCCTGGTACGGGATGCGCTGGTGCTCGCACCAGGCGGTCAGCTGTCCCAGGAAACCGCCGTAGGCGTGGGCGGCATCCACGCCTGCATGGCGGCGCACTTCCTCGAAGTAGATCGCCTCGATCGGGCCAACGGCGGCCTTCAGGTTCTCCAGCCAGCGTCGGAAGCGGAGGTAACGCATGCCGCCGCCTTCGAAGCGCCCAGGCCGGAAGGACTCGGTGCCACTGGTGATGCGGCCCTCGGGGGTGCGGACCGCCCAGCCCGTCCGGGTGCCGAGGTCGAGTGCCAACAGAGTCGCGTCAGCCATGGACACCTCCCCGGCGGTATGCCCTGCGCTTGCCGTCCACCGGGACGCCGGGCCAGCGATGACGTGGACAACGGCGAGTGAGATGTTTGGTTACAAGCCCCGACGTCGTCGTGAAGGATGCGCCACATTCCGGGCATTGGCTCCGCCAAATGAGAATGACCGAGAGCGTCCCGTCACAGCGCCGGTGCGGCTCCGACCCGATCAGCTCATAGCGCTGGCCTCGATACCGGATGGCTTTTCCTGCCATCGGGGCCACGCGAAAGTTGACGGCATCCATCAGTCCGTCCTCCCGAAGCGCACCCCGGCCGGCCCAGCGAGGCCGGCGCGAAAGAACCCACTGGCGAACGTCAGTGACGCCAGTGGGTTCCTGTACTGTAAGTACAGGGAGAGTTCCCGCCAACTGGATTCATCATCGTAATTGGCTGATTTATCAATCAATTTTTCCAGTTGGCAGGCATGATCCGCCAACTGGCCCTTGCCAACTGCCAACTGACGCAACCCGTTGATTCTGCGGGATTCCAGTTGGCAACCAGTTGGCAGTTGGCAGGCGGTCTGCCAACTGGATTTTTCGGCACGGGTGAACCTTGCCTGCCGAATGAAAGGCGTCAAACTCATCGATCTTCCTCCTCGTGATAGATCCAGACGGTAGGGTCCTCGACCGGCAGCGCAGCACCGGTCTGCGGACACTTGTAGTGGGTGGGCAGAACGGGAAGCGCGGTCGCGATGACCTCGCCGGTTTCCTCGTCGATGCGTTCGGGACCGGGTACGGTCATGCCCTCGACGCACAGGTAGCCGAAGCGGGTACGCGCCAGCAGCGGCAGGCCATAGTCCTCGGGGTCGCGGAAAAACTTGATGTAGCCCTTGGTGGCCAGCACGCCGATCCGCTCGCGGATGGTGCGATTGGCGCCGAGACCGGCCTTTCCCTCGAAGGCCTCGGCAAACTGGTTTGCCGTATAGACGCGTCCCTCGGCGGCCTCGTCGAAGAGCAGTTCCAGGATGACGTCGCGCTTGCGTTTGCGCTCGGCGTCCAGGCGTTCGCCATAGTCCTGCATCACCAGCCGCTCGCTGGCCTGCACCTCGACCCATTCGCTATGGATCTTGTCCACATGTTTCATGGGGAGGGCCGGGCCGTTGCGCAGCTCGAAGATCAGCTGGCGGGTGGTGCGGCTCTCGTCGGGGCGGAACAGCAGCATCCCGGTGGAGTAGTAACCGCGCAGGCTGCCGGCGCCGGCCAGGGCCTGGAACGGGTCCTCCTCGAACTGGCGCTTGCCGAGCTTGCGGGTGTGATGGACGAGGATGATGCCGGCGTCGGGATTGACGGCGTCGCGCAGGCGCTCGATGCGCTGCGACAGGAAGAACAGCATCGCCGCGTTGTCGTTCTCGCCGCCCGTATCGCCCCCGTCGAACAGGTTGCGGATGGGATCGATAGCAATGACGTCCGCGCCAGTCCCGGGCCAGGCGGCCTCGATGGCCGGGATCACCCGCTGGACGCCCTCGTCGTCGAGCACCATCTTCAGGTGCGGCGTGGCCACGAAGTTGTCGCGGGCCTGGTCGAGCCGGCTCGCCGGCAACCGGATCGCCTTTACCCGCTCGCGCAGGTAGTGGTATTGGACCTCGGCCTGCAGGTAGAACACCCGCAGGGGACGCGACGGGCGCAGACCCAGGAAGTCGCTGCCCGCGGCCATGTGCGCGAGCCAGGAGAGCAGGAAGTCGCTCTTGCCCACCTTGGGCGCGCCGCCGAACACCAGCAGGCCGCCGGGCGTGAGCACCCGGGGCGCGATCAGGTCCTCCGGCAGCGGCGAGTCGTCGTCGAGCAGCTGACCCAACGTGAAGGTGGACAGTCGCGGTGTCGGGGCCTTGATGATCCGACGCTCGCCCTGGGCGATGAACGCCTCGACATCAAAACCTTCGGCCACGGCATCGGCCGCGTCCCACTTTTCCGGCTTGTCCGCCGGCGGCACCAGAATGGCCACGGAGACACAGCCCGCCTGCACGCAGGCGCGGGCGGCGTTCTCCGCGTAGTCCCAGCCGGGCGGATCCCGATCCGGCCAGATCAGGACGTCCTTGGCCGCGAGCGGCGACCAGTCGGTCTTGTCCACCGGGGCCCGTGCGCCGTTCATGGCGGTGGTCGCAACGATGCCCTCCCGGATGAGGGCGTCGGCCGCCTTCTCGCCCTCGACCAGCACCACCTCGCGCGCCCTGGCCACTGCCGGCAGGTTGTAGAGCGGGCGCGGGCTGGGCGCGCGCCAGAGCCGGGCGCGCACGTCCCAGGGCCGGTACGCCTTGCCCGTGGGCGGATCGAAGCGGTAGACGCAGGCGATCAGCTGGCCGTGCGCGTCCCGATAGTCCCACTTGGCGGTCCAGGGGCCGAGATCGTCCAGATGGGGCTCTGCGCGTTTCCGGTCGGGCTTGCTCCGGGGTTGCTCCGGCTGTCCCAGCCAGCGACCGATCTCCTCGGCCAGTTGCGGGAAGTCCCGTTTTGCCGACAGCCCGCGAGCAGCAGCCCACAGGTCGATGGCATCACCGCCTTCATCGGTGGCAAAGTCCTTCCACAGACCGCGATGCTCGCCGTCGAGCGTCACCACCAGGCTCTTGCCAGGCGTGCCCTGGACGTCGCCGATGAAGAACTGCCGGCCCCGGATCTTCCCATCAGGGAACAGGTGCATCAGCGCCGCTTCCAGCCGGTCCAGCAGCCCGCGCCGCAGGGCCTCCGTGTCCCGTTCGGGCAGGGCGTGTTGGTCCGGCGCGTCGTTGAAGTCCAGCCAAATGATGTTGTCGGTCATCATGCCTGACTCCAACAACGGTCCTGCCACGCGCAGCCCTTGCACTCGTGGTGCATCGGCGTGGTGGCGAGGCGAGGCAGAAGCTCGCCCGCCTCGGTGGCCTGGAGGATGCGCACGGCGCGATCCGACATGCGCTGGGCGAGTCCTCCATCGAACGGCACCCGCTCGAACCAGAGTTCCTGGGTGTCCTTGTTGATGGCGGTGAACAGCGCCGGGTGGCGCGAGATGCCGGGAACGCTCGCTTCCATGTAGGCTTGGTAGACGGCGATCTGGGCGGCGTAGACCGGCTTGGCCTGGACCACGCCGCGCTTGACGGTCTCCCGCCAGGCGCGGGCGTTCATGGTCTTGCACTCCCACAGCGCGGGATACGCGAGGCCCAGCGTCTCGGGACCGCCGGCCAGGATGCCATCCACATGGCCCTGGATGCGGCCGTCGGCCACCGAGAAGCCAAACTGCCCGCCGTCGGCCTTTTCGGTATGGAGATCGAATCCGGCCAGCCGCAGCCAGCGGATCGCCAACGCTTCCAGCGCGTGCCCGACCTCGAAGATCCGCAGCACCCGGCCGGGCAGTTCACGTCCCGGATCGACCGGGGCCTGGGCGTACTCGTACTGCAGCGCGCGCTCGCACGCGACGCCGAGGCGTGAAGCGCCCAGATAACTGCGCGGCGTCCGGGACGCATGCTCGGCGGTCAGCGCCGCGTCGATGACGGCCGTGACCTGCTCATGGAATTTGGGGCGGTGGTTGTAATCGAGCATGGCCACCCCCTCAGAACGGCACGTCATCGGGCGTGAGATCCCGCAGGTTGTCGAAGTAGGCGGTGAGCACCACGTCGACCAGTTGCAGGATCTCCTCGCGGCTGTAATTGGCCAGCGGCCGATCCATGCCGATGGCGGCGACGTATTCCCCGAGCCGGGGCAGCACCGCTTCCATCGCGGCCTTCTCGTTGTGGGTGGGATCAATCACGACGCCACCTCCGGCCTTCGCCCTGCGCGCATGAATCTCCTGGCAGCGCATGGAGCAGAAGCGCTTGAACTGCCGATTTACTCCGGCTCTGGGTGGTGATACCCAGCAAAAGCCCCGGCCTTCGCGTCCACAGATCGCGCAGAGCATTCATGCCGCCTCCTTAGCCGCCGCCGGCTTCCTGCCTCCCGCGGCACTAGCACATCCATGTGCGTCGTCATCCGCCGCACCAAACACCCGGCCCTGGATGTCGCGCTTGTTGAACCGGAACGCCAGCAGGCAGGAGGCCTGATAGCGGGTCAGGCCGAAGTCCTGGCGGTACTCGGGAGGCAGGTAGCGCAGCTGCTGCTCGGTGGGCGGCTGGTTGAGCCAGCGGCGCGACTTGCGCGCCGTGTCGTCGGTTTCGTGCGTGTTGAGCCAGTCGTCGGCCTGGGCCAGGCAGACGGTGCGCTCGCCGACAGCGAGCAGCCGGGTGGCGAGCCCCTTGCCGCCGCCCACGGCGTGCCAGCGACCGGACAACCAGAACACGCCGGCCCAGGCGCTGAAGCCAGTGGCCATCAGTGCCGCGTCGTCCCCGAACAGATCGCACCAGCGGAAGGAGGAACGCTTGAGTAGGTCCACCTCGGACATCACGAAGTCGGTCAGCTCGGCACCTTCTTCCGGCGGCGTGCGCGCCCAGACGTGGCCGCACAGCGGACACTCCAATGACGCCGCCGGCACCCGGGCACCGCACTCGGGGCAGTCCTTTTTCGGCGCCTCGCCCTTGAACGTCCGGCCATCCAGGTCGACGTCCTGCTCCAGGGAGCCGTGCAGCAGCGTGCTGGTGCCGAAATCCAGTACGATGCAATCGGTCTTGGCGACATCGGGATGCTCGTTGGGATCGACGGTGCGCAGGCCCCGTCCCACCATCTGGATCAGGGTGGACTTGAAGGAACTGGGCCGCAGCAACACGACGCAGGAGGTCGGCGGATGGTCCCAGCCCTCGGTGAGTACCGCGACATTGACCACCACCCGGGCCTCGCCCCGGGCGAAACGATCCAGTGCCGCCTTGCGCTCGGTCGCGGGCTGGTCGCCATGTACCACCACGGTCGGGATGCCTGCGGCATCAAAAGCCCCGGCCACGTTCCGGGCATGATCGACCGTGGAGCAGAACACCACCGTCTGGCGGTCGCCGGCCTTCTCCTTCCAGTGGCCGATCACGGCCTCGGTGACCGGCGAGCGGTTCATGATGGCGTCCACCTCGGCCATGTCGAAGTCGTCCGCCGTGCGCTTCACCCGGGACAGCGCGTCCTGGGTTCCCACGTCGATGACGAAGGTGCGCGGCGGCACCAGATGCCCGGAGCGGATCAGCTCGCCCAGGGTGATCTGGTCGGCCACGTTGCTGAACACCGGCCGCAGTCCCTTGCCGTCGCCGCGGCCCGGGGTGGCAGTGACGCCGAACACGTGGGCGTCGGGATTGCGTTCGCGGACGTGGTCGATGATGCGGCGATAGCTGGGGGCGGCCGCGTGATGGGCCTCGTCCACCACCAGCAGGTCCAGCGTCGGCATCCGCTTGAGGTTGTTCCCGCGGGACAGCGTCTGGACCATGGCGAAGGTGACCTGGCCGGCCCAGGACTTCTGCCGGGCATCGAAGATCGAGGTGGTGATCTTCGGGTTGACGCAGGAGAACTTGGCGGCGTTCTGGCCGGTCAGCTCGTCGCGATGGGCGAGGATACAGGCCTTGGCATCAGTGTCGCGCATGATGCTACCGGTCGCCGCCGAGAGCATGACGGTCTTGCCCGCGCCGGTCGGGGCCACGCCGAGCGTGTCGCCGTGCTCGTCGAGCGCGCGGAGCACGCGCTCGACAAACACCTTCTGTCGGGGTCTCAGGATCATCGCCGGCCCTCCTCACTGCGCCCAGCTGGGGCGGTTGGGCGGGGTGGCCGGCGCGGCCTGCGCCTGCTGCTGCGCGGCTGGCGCCGCCGAGGGCCGCCCCATGAGTGCGGCGTAGTCCTTGTGGTCGGGCGTGATCGCCTGCTTGACGACGTTCCTGTCCTCGCCGTTCTGGTCCTTCTCGACATCCACGCGGGCGACGAACTCGATGCCGTCCAGATCCTGGAAGCCCTGGATCCGGCGCGCCTGCTGCGCGCCGGAAGAGTTGTCTCCGGGGTGCACGCCGCGGGCGGAGTTGAGGATGCCCTTGATGAAGGCGCGGCCCATGTTGGCCCACTCCGGCCCCTTGGGGCTGTGTAGCCCGATCAGCGACCACATCTTGCGCCGCGCGTACTTGCCCTCCAGCACCACGAACTCGCAGTTGAGATAGACCGAGCCCGTGGTCTGGCTCTGGGTGGCGTAGCCGCCGGTCCAGCCCTGGGCGGGATCGTCGAAACCGCCCGGGCGGATGGTCATGCGCACCTTGACCAGGGTGCCCTTGGGAATCAGATCGAAGCCGGCCTGGTCTTCGGCGTTGTTGAAGTCGAAATAGCTCATGGGGTCACCTCTTCATTCGGTTCGGGGTTGGCGGGGCGGTCGAAGCACAGGCGCTCGGAGGCGGGCCGCGCGGGGCCGGCGATCTTTTCCATGAGGCGGCCCAGATGCGGCTCCTCGATGAGATCCAGCCGGCCGGAACGGTCCTTGGCGGGATAGCCCCAGGGGTTCAAGGTGTGGCAGACGAAGGCGCGGTACGGCTCGGCGTCGGCCTCGCGGATCTCGGCCAGGGTGACGACCTCGTCCACGATGCCGGGCAGTTCCAGGCCAGTCTTGGAACCCTCGATCTGCAACTGGAAGACGCGGCGGTTGAAGTCGTCGAGCTTCTCGTCGAGGATCCCGACGAACCAGACGTTCTTGCCGCGGGTGTGCTGCAGATGGGTGAGCCAGGCGATCATCTCCTGGCCGAGCAGACCGTAGGCGCCGCGCATGTCGGGCTTGCCGGTGCGCTCGGAGACCGCCTGCGGCTGCCCCTTGCACCACTGGAGGCACAGCCGGCCGGCGACGGTGATGGAGTCGACGTACACCGTTTCGTACTTGTCCATCATCGAGGGGTCACCGTACTTCTCGCAGACGGCGTCGAAGTGTGCCTGGCTGTAGGCCTGATCACTGCGCAGCGCCGGGTCCGGTCCCCCGATGAATACGGCCAGGTCCCGACACTCGGGCCAGGTGCGCGGGCGGATGGCATCGCCCGCCCAGCCCTCGACAGCCAGATCGCCGGCCTCCAGATCGAAGAACAGCGTGCGCTCGGGATCCAGGGTCCAGAGCTGGGAGGTCTTGCCAATGCCGCTTCGGCCCACCAGCACCCCCTTGACGCCCCGCCCCTCGGCGAGGCGTTCATCAGCGGAGATGATGGGCAGGCTCATGGCCGGGCCTCCTCGTCGGAGAAGATCTCGTCGAGGCGCTGCGCGCCGAGGCCGCGGCGTTTGCGGGCCTGTTCCACCAGCTCACGCAGGGCGGAGACACGCCGGCTGATAGGACGGAGACCTTCTTCCATCTCGAGGATGGCAAACGCCACCTGATCGAGCGTGGCTTCCTCGAGGGCCACCTCCGTGCCGTCCACGTAGATCAGCGAGGGGAGTTCATCCAGAAACAGGCTCTGCTTGCGCAGATGGTCGAGCAAAGTGCGTTTTTTGAACATGACGGTTACTCCTGCATCAAGGCGAGACGGAAACCGGGTTTTCCGGTCTTGAGGGTGCGCGCGGGCGCGAAGGCCTGCCGAATGGACTCGGGCCAGGCGTTGAAGCGACTCTCGGGCACGCGATAGCTGATTTCGACGTACTCGGCGGGGTCGTCGCCGCTGGCCTCGATGCGGCGCACGATCTCGGCAAGCCGCTTCTGGTCCCAAGAAACCCGCTTGGGCAGATCCGCGGTGACGCGCACCGGTCCGTCGTCGAAATGCACCACGCCGGTATCCTTGCCGGCCGCAAGACGAAGGGCCTGCGCCCGGTCGGCGTACTTCAGTTCCAGGGCGCGGTCGATGTGCTCGGCCAGCGCACGGGCCGAGGCCAGCAGGTCGGCGGCATCGTTCTTGAGTCGGAACAGAGTCTTGGCAGGCTGCCTCGCGAGATCGCCGGGAGGCGTGGCCAGCGCCTTGTCGAGGGTAAAGGTGGCGGTCATGCAGCACCTCCCGCGCTTGCGCGCTCCGAGGTGCTCTTGCGCAGACACTCGGCCTCGTAGGACTCGATGTCCTCCACGCGATAGAGCACGCGCCCGTGCAGTTTGAGGAAGATTGGACCGATGCCCTCGCTGCGCCAGCGTTCCAGCGTGGCTTCGCTGACGCCCCAGCGTTCGGCCAGTTGGCGTTGGTTCAGATGTTTCACACTCACGATTCGCTCCTATGGGTTGTTGCGGAAACGTGAGGTAATTCTGGGAAGGAGGATGTACGGGCGTCGCCGGCCTGGATGTACGGAGAAATGTACGGAGTACCTCCCGACCTTGTTCAGGCAACAAAAAAGCCGCGCGATGGCGGCTTGGTGGAACGGGAGAGTGGCGTCAGGGGGTGTTGAAGCCGTATTTACCTCGTTCGGGGCTGGCAATGTAGGTGCGCCACCGCGTGCTGCCAGAGAACAGGCTCTGCATTTTCCTGCTGCGCGAGTGCGACGAGGGTGGATAAGCCGCGTTCAGGATTTCCGCTGCATCGAGGATGACTCGACCCTTGAGCCACTGCTCATACATGTAGCGCACGGCCTGAGCCTGGCGCTCGCCTCTGATCTGCCACGGCTCAGGGATTCCACGAATGGTGAGCGTCTGCGTGTGGCTGTCGTAATGGATAGGCGGGGACGGCTGGATCCTGACACCGGCCGGGGCCGTCAGGATGCGTTCCAGCATGTGGGTATCGATCTCCGTTTCCTGTCCAATAGGAATCAGGACCTCCGGCAGCGAGGCAAAGCGATACGCCCTGGGTGGTGTGATGATTTCAGGGGGCGGATTGCCACAGGTCAGAACAAGGCCGTCTTCTGGCAGGGTGCGATCGTTGAAAAAGCGAAGAAGATCGGGCAACCGGCCATCCGTATCACGGGCAAGCCAGATCCCAGTACGCACCTGTCCCAGCCGAGCGGGACCGAGATACCAAAGTGCCCCATCAAGGTGGACCGTATCGAGTTGCCGACGATCAGCCTGGGCGATGTCCAGCAGGTCGGCGATGAGGGTCAGCAAAGGTTGGGGCTTGACGACATAGACGCCCACTTCTTGTTCAGGGAGCGGGACATGCCGGAAAGTATCGGGGCAGTGGTAGCCGATGGTCCCGTCATCGTCATATTCGATTTCGACCGGTACCGGCTCCAGATCAGCTTCCACCACATAGAAGCCGGCATCGCCAATCCGTTCGAACCAGGGTTCGAGCTGGGGATCGCGTGGCACCTCACCCCGGAACAGCTCCCAACCCGGGATGCCCTGGAGACGAACGTTCTCGACGCCCGCGATGGATTGCTGCGCCCGGTCGAACAGCGCGAGCAGTTTAAGCAGCCGAGGCGTCGGGATGGGGACTCTCGACACTGCCGATCTCCTTGACCAGCCCCCATTTGACCAACAGCCGGTCGCACAGGGCCCGATCCTTTTCGCGCTTTGCTTTGATGTTGCACTTGTTCTCGCCGCGCAGCACGATGGAGACCGTGCGCGCCCGTCCCCGGCCTTCCTTGCGCAGCCGCACGGCGATCTTGGCGTAGGTGATCGGCCTGTGCTGGTAGTCGAAATCCGGCCCGACCAGTGAACGACCGGCAGTAAAGATGTCGTCTGGGTCATTGGACCACATCTTTACCAGCAGGCTGCGGGTGCCCGCGCTGTAACCCAGTTCCGTGACCTTGACCCAGGCAACGGGCTCGCCGCTGATATCGAACTCCCGTGGCTCAGCCAGGCTCTGGTAGTCGTATTGCTTGATGGGCACCTTCTCCCCGCTGATCGGTGACTGCAGCAGGGTGTCCGCGACCAGCTTGGCCAGATCCTCGCGGCCCTGCTTGCCGCGGGAGAGCACTTCCAGGTTGCCGTTGTCCGGTTCATAGGTCACGAACGAAGACTCCGCGCGGACGATCTCCTGCGGTACCACGCTGCTGTCCTTGACCCGTTCCACCGATTCCGGCGGGCGGTTGGAATGGATGCTGATCTGATAGAGCACGATGTCGTCGCCATCATCGGTATTGGGCCGCAACCTCCGGAACACCTGAACAGCGATGTCTTTCACATCGCAGCCGCGATGCGCGGCCAGCTTGCGATGGAAGTCGGCAACCGCATCGGCGTCTTCCAGGACCGTAAGATCCTTGGGCGCAAGGAACCCGTCATAACAGGTCTGGCTCTGATGCAGATAGTCCGCTTGTCGCCAGTCCAGGGCCCGGTGAAACAGATCCGGTTCGTTGCGATAGAGCCACAGGCTGCGTTCGTACTGGTTGGAGAGCTTGTCGAAGGACTCGCGGTCCTCGTCAGCGAAAATGTCCTCCTGCACGCCAGCCATCGCATCCTGCCCCGGTGCGTCACAGAGGAGTACGATCTTCTCCGCAATCTCCTCCATTCGCTGGCGGTCGGGGACCGGCAGGGCATTGATGGCTTCGGTCAATTGGGCGCGCTGCTCCCGCTTGCCGTCATCTTCGTCGAGTTCCGGTAAGGCGGTATTGAACTCCTCACGGATAAAGGCCCGAAAGACCTTCGGCGGGAGGTGACCGAGCAGTTTGGCGAGATTCTGGGCGTCTTTCATGTATGTCTCCTTGAAGGTCCGCTTTCAGGGGACGGTAGTCGTCAATTGTTTCCTCTCATGCGTTTGAGCCGCCTGCGGATTTCAGCGGCCGGCAAATATGTTCGCGGGTCCTTCAGCATGCCGGCCAGCGCCTCCGCCAGTGTTTCGGTGGAAACGATGCCCTCGGCCTCGAGCTGATCGATGACCCAGAACACGCCCAGCACCTCGATCGTTTCCTCCTCGGCGGTCTGGCGCATGCGTTTGTCACTACTCAGCAGGGGCCACTCGTTCAACGCCGAGAGGGCGATGGCGAAGCAATCGGGAAGGCTCAACTGCGGACGCCGCGCCTGATATCCGATGGCCCGGCTCACGCCATCGGAATCCAGGTGCTCAACCCGCAGGCCGAGGTCCACGAGGTCTTCCCGGGTCAGGCCATGCAGGTCGAGCAGTTCGTCCTCATAAAGGATGTCGGGAACGGCAAATTCGCAGGGCAGCGCGAAGATCGCTTCGAGAAGGGACCACTTCGAAAGCTCGATCAGGACGGACGCATCGCTCACCAACACCCGCACAAACGGCTACTCCCCGGGGCCGTCCATGGCGCGGCTGATCTCAGCGGTGCTCTGCCTCAGCAGTTCCGCCGCCTTGGGCAGGGAGATGATGTCCTCGGCCAGGGCGCGGAATACCAGTCGCTCGAAGCGGCGGGGTTGCTCGTCATCCGGTAGGGGAGCTGGCTCGGCCTTGCGCCAGCCGCGACCGATGCCCCGAAAGACGCGGGTCAGCGTTGCCTCATTGATGACGCCAAGATCCCGGAGCCGCACCATCAATGCCGCGGCGCTGACGCCGAACATCTGTTTGATCTGGATGATCTCGGCATAGCCAAAGTTATGGCGCCGCTGACCGACTTCGATCAGCAGATCCTCGTGGGGCATGAGGAAGGCGCTGGCGAAGCGGTGGCAGACCTTTTCCTCATCCAGCTTTTTGTTCTTTACCTGAACCACCATGTGCCCCAGCTCGTGGGCCAGGGTGAAGCGCTGGCGTTCCACCGATTTGGCGTTTGAGCTGACGATCACCGGCACGTCCTCGTAACCCGCACGCGCCACCCGGCAGGTCAGCCCGTCCACGGCCAATGGGAAGTCCAGTTTGAGGACCTTGATGCCGCGCTCCTCGAGCAGTTCGGTCACGTTGGGGATGGGATTGCCGCCCAGGTTCCAGTCCTGGCGCAAACGTTCAGCGGCTTCCTCGGCATCCTCCAGGCTCTGGATCCGGTAGGGCGCACCCTCGGGCCGGTCCCACTCGTGGCTTGCCATGCCAAGCAGTTCCTCGACCTGCAGGTAACGATCCAGATGATCGAGCACCGCGGCCTCCACACGGGCGCGGTCCTTGGCGGAGGTCCGGGTGGTCTTGCGGAACTCGAGGCCTTCGAGCCGGATGTCCGAGGGGCTGAACAGATAACTCAGCGAGACGCCGAGGGCGCGGGCCAGACGGATGGCGACCTCGGATCCGGGCAGCATCTCCCCGCGCTCGTAGCGGCCGATGGCCTGGGCGGTCACGGCATGGTCGATGGCCTCGGCCAGTCCCCGCAGGGAGAGGCCGGCCCGCTTGCGGGCCAGTTTGAGTCGTTCGCCAAACACGGGATTCTCCATATTGTTTACATAATAGACAAATGGTTATCGTTTGTAAACCTGCCAGCAGCCCTTCGATTTCGCCAGGCCCGATTTTGGCGGGTGTGGGCATGGTTACTCATATCTCCCCATGAACCCGCAACGTCTCGCTGGATATTCCACCTTTTCAGACAGACACTTACGGTTGCGAGCGAGTTGGAAGGTCAGGAGCGGTTACCGATGGACAGCATCAAACAGGTTCCACCGGAGCGGATGACCCCGGAGCAGCGCCGGGCCGAGATCGCGGGGCTGCTGGCGGCGGGGCTGGCCCGGTTGCGGGAGGCCAATGCTGGGACTGGAAAGGGCGAGTTGGGACTTGGCTTCGGGGGCGATCAGAGCGTTCATGTGACTCCCTCAAACGAACCCGGAGAGGAGTCCGCATGAGCAAGGCCGACAAGATCCCGCCCACGCCACCGTCGGTGGTGGCGCAGATTGCCCAGCTACCCGAACTGCCGATCAATGAGCTGCGGGCAATGTGGCGCAAACTATTCCACACGGACGCACCGACCCACCATCGGCGGTTTCTGGAGCGGCGCATTGCCTACAAGTTGCAGGAGATTGCCTTCCGCAAGGAGAACCGGAACCTGCTGCAGAACAACCAGAAGCGCATCCAAACGCTCATCCGCAACGGCAAGCTGCTCAAGCGCAGCCAGGACTACTGCCCGGTGCCGGGCACGGTGCTGATCCGCGAGTACAAGGGCGTGGAGCATCGGGTCACGGTCACCCACGACGGCCAGTTCGAATACCAGGGCTGCGTCTACCGGAGCCTGTCGCGCATCGCCCGGGAGATCACCGGAGCCCAGTGGTCCGGTCCGGTCTTCTTCGGTCTGCGCAAGCCGGGCAGACGACGTAAGGAAGGGGGTGAGCGATGAGCGAGGCCATGCCGCGCCGCCAGCGCTGCGCCGTCTATACCCGCGTCTCCACGGACGAAGGGCTGGACCAGGAATACAACTCCATCGACGCTCAGCGCGACGCCGGTCACGCCTATATCGCCAGCCAGCGAGCCGAGGGGTGGATCCCGGTGGCCGACGACTACGACGACCCGGCCTATTCCGGCGGCAACATGGACCGGCCGGCGCTCAAGCGCCTGCTGGCCGACATCGAGGCGGGTGGCATCGATATCGTGGTGGTCTACAAAATCGACCGCCTCACCCGGAGCCTGACCGACTTCTCGAAGATGATCGAGCTGTTCGAGCGCCACGGGGTGTCATTCGTCTCGGTGACCCAGCAGTTCAACACCACCAATTCCATGGGGCGGCTGATGCTGAACATCCTGCTCTCGTTCGCCCAGTTCGAGCGGGAGGTGACGGGGGAGCGGATCCGCGACAAGATTGCCGCCAGCAAGAAGAAGGGCCTGTGGATGGGCGGCATTCCGCCGCTGGGCTACGACGTGAAGGACCGGCGCCTGGTGGTCAACGAAAAAGAGGCCAAGACCGTCCGGCACATCTTCCGCCGCTTCGTCCAGCTGGGTTCAGCGACTCTGCTGGTGAAGGAACTGCGGCTGGACGGTGTGACCTCCAAGTCCTGGGTGACCCAGAGCGGCCGGTTGCGGGAAGGCAAGCCCATCGACAAGAGCCTGATCTACAAGCTGCTCAACAATCGCGTCTACCTGGGTGAGATCAAGCACAAGGCGCAGTGGTACAAGGGCGAGCACCAGCCCATCATCGACAAGCCGCTCTGGGATCAGGTCCAGGCTATTCTCGAAACCAACTGGCGCAAGCGGGCCAATGCCATCCGCGGCAAGGTACCGTTCCTGCTTCGGGGATTGGTGTTCGGCAGCGACGGGCGGGCCATGTCGCCGTACCACACCAAGAACCGCTATGGCCGGCGCTACCGCTACTACCAGCCACAACGCGACGCCAAGGAGCACGCCGGCGCCTCGGGCCTGCCCCGGTTGCCGGCGGCGGATCTGGAGTCGGCGGTGATGGAACAAATCCGTGCCATTCTGCGGGCCCCGCAGATGGTGGAGGAGGCTGCCAGGCGTGCCGTGCGTCTCGATCCCACGCTGGACGAGGCGCAGGTCACCGTGGCCATGACCCGGATGGACGAGATCTGGGAGCAGCTGTTCCCCGACGAACAGGCGCGGATCGTCAAATTGCTGGTCGAGAAGGTGATCGTCTCGCCCAATGACATCGAGGTGCGGCTGCGGCCGAACGGGATCGAGCGGATGGCGCTGGAGTTCGGGCAGACCACTGGGGAGGCGTTGGCGTGAGCGACAAGCAGACGGACAGGGAACGCGCCTCGCCCAGCGCCCCCAGGCGCGTCGAGAAGGCCGGTGAGGCGCAACTGATCGAGGACAGCGCCGGCCGGCTCGCCATCTCCGTGCCGATCCGGATCAAGCAGCGGGGCCGGCGCAAGCTGGTGACGCTGCCCAGTGGCGAGACGGTAGCTCCGAAACGTCCCTGGGACGATGCGCCCACCCCCATGCAAATGGCGCTGGCCCGCGGGTACCGCTGGCTGGCCATGCTTGAGAGGGGCGAGGCAGGCTCGCTCCGGGAGATCGCCGACAAGGAAGGTGTCGACAACAGCTACGTGAGCCGTATGATCAACCTGACCTGCCTAGCGCCGGACATTGTGGCCGCCATCCTCGACGACACGCTTCCGGACCATGTCACTCTGTTCGACTTGGCGGTGGATCCGCCGAGGTTGTGGGAGGCGCAGCGGAAAATCCTTCAACCCGGCGACTGACGTTCACTCATCCGGCCCGCGATGTGCCGTCTCCTCCTCATCCACCCAGCCCTCCTCGATCCAGGCCATGCCCTTGCGGCCCGGTACTTTGCGGGGAGCGCCTGCCTTGTAGAACGAGCAGCTTTTGGGGCCGTAACAGAAGGTTTCGAAACGGTAGCGATAGGAGGGGTTCCAGGGATCGATGAGCAACTCCACCGGCATTCGGCAACCCCAGATGCAGGTCGTGCATTTGGCCTCATAGGTGCGCGTGTCCAGGCGCCGGTGTCCCCGGGCCCGGTAGGTGGGAAGATTCGGCGGCACGCCATGAAAGGGCGGGCCGGGCGGTGCATCTTCTGCCGCGTCCTCCAGCACCTTGAGTCCGCTGGTCTTGTAGTAGCCTGCGGTCTCCATCCTGGGATCCGCCACCGGGACCGAGGCGCCGCTGATCACCATGCCTGCCTGGAACCGGTGCTTCTCCTGGGCTGCCTTGCCGATGGCGATCAGGAATTCGCCGGTCTCGTCGCCTAGGGTTCCCTTGATACGAAGGACGTAGCCCAGATAGTTGTGCGTGCGTTCATCGAAGGAGCGCAGCAGGCGGATGCGGGGCTGCACACCGAGGAGGCGGCCTTGCCAGGTGAGCTTGGCGGTCGAGGGTTTCTTCATACGGATTCTTCACACTCCGTGCACGATCAGTCCATGACAGTGTACCCGTCGGGTAGCGATTCGTGCTATCTAACTCGCCGTTTCGTCCGCACATAACGAGTTGTATTTCAAGGCTGTTCTGTCGCGGACTTCCGGACTTCGACCCATGCTCACCCTCTCGAAAACAGAGAGGAATGGCCAGATCAGAGAGAAATCCCGGGTTGGAGAGGGTGGATGGCCGGCTCTCGAAGTCCGCAGCTTTCCGCGGGAACCCGCAAGAATACAAAGCCTTCCGCCACGAAAAAGGCCAACCCGGTGGGGTTGGCCTTGTGGTGTTGGTGGAGGTGGCGGGTTTCGAACCCGCGTCCGCCAATCCTCTGCCTCGAGATCTACATGCTTAGGCATCTCTATTGAGTTAACCCGTCGCGACCCGAGAGCCAGGGTGCTATGGGCGAGCCCTT